GAGGAATTAACCGCAACAGTAGAAGAAATCAATGCAACTATATTTAGTATAGCTGAAAGGGTTGACATGGCATATGAAGGTGCTAAAAACAATGGTGGAATTATGGATACGTTTAATAATGATATTGAAGATATTTACAATTCCACAAATGAGTTAGATATTAAAATGAAAGATATTTCAAAAATAGCAGAAGCAATTAAAGGGATTGCAGACCAAACTAATTTATTATCATTAAACGCTAGTATTGAATCAGCAAGGGCAGGAGAATATGGTCGTGGGTTCACAGTAGTTGCAAATGAAATCAAAAAATTATCAGAAGAATCTAAAGGATTTAGCATAATGATAAGTAAGAATATAAAAGAACTCCAAAATATGACTAGTGTTATACTAATTAAAACTGAAACTGGAAAAGAAAATAGTGCAAAGTTAAAAGCAAGTAGTGTATTTAGAATTTCTAACATAGAAGAAATAAATACTAGTATGATTGAAACATCAGCAGGTATGGAAGAAGTTTCTGCTGGAATACAAGAACAAACTACTAATATTGTAGAAATTGCAAACAACGTAGAAAAAGTTACTAATTTAATAAATATGTAAAATATAATTCAATATACATAGGAAGGAATGATGACATTGCTAAGAGGAAAGAGGATTGTATGTTTGTTAAGTACAAGTTTATTATTTACTTATCCAACAAATGTACAAGCACCGTTTCATAGCCTAGCGGAGCAATCAATTGAAAAGCAAATTGATGTTGAAATGGTACAAGATTTTAAATTAAAAAGTTTTGAAATACAATTTGAAAAAGATAAGTTAGAACTTGAGAAAAAGGAATCTAAAGAACAAAAGACAAATGAATTGAAAAATGTAAAAGAAGATGATAATATTGAGTGGCAAGAGTTTATAGTTACTTTTTATACAGGTCTTGAAGAAGAAAATAGTATCCATGGAAATGTTGATTGCAAGGGTAGACCTTTAGAACGAGGTGTTATTGCAAATAATATATTGCCATTAGGAACTAAAATATTTCTAGAAAAAGATTATGGAACTCGTATTGTCTCAGATAAAGGTGGAAGTAATTTTAATTCATCTAATCATATAGATATGTATGTTGAAAGATGGGATGGGGAAACTAGAGAACAATGGAAGAAAAGAGCTAATTCATATGGCGTAAAAAAACTACGTGGATATATAGTTAAATAAATTAATAGATACATATTGACTTTATAAATTAGTTGGTATATTATAGTAATCAAGGAGGAAATAATATGTGGGAAAGAATAAAAGATTCAATTAATAGAGCAGTAAATGGAATAGCATATAATATCTTTGAAGATGAGGTTGAATGCGAGGTAAATTATGATATTGAAAATAAACAGATATGTCTAATTGTATATGATGAATTTGATGAAGAAATTGTATTTGTTAATAAAAAATTCAATTTTGACTTAGAATCAATGGAATTAGAATTTATGGGAGAATTTAAAGCAAAAGATATTATAATACCATCAATCGAAAAATATTTAATAGAAAATTATTCTTGATTTATAATACGGACATCAAAATAAATGAATAGTTTTAATGGGTTTTTAATAAATTAAGAAAATAATAAAGGAGTGATTATAATGAATAAAATAAATTTTAAGACTAAGGCTATAAAAACCGATAGAAAATATTATACTACTGGTAATGGACGTTTTACAAAAGATAAAATATATGAATTTAAAAATGGTTGTACGATGTGGGACAATAGTGAAAAAAGCGATAGTTATAAAAATTTTGAAGAGTTTATAAACTCAAATGACAATTTCCAAGAATTATATAAAAATGCATCTGAAGAAAGCAATAAATTAATGGAAATTAAAAGATGCGACAAAACAAACAAAGCTTTAGAAGAAATAGATGTTATATACAATGGTAAGAAAAGAAATATTAATAAGTTAACAGAGGAATCTAATAATATTAAAAATGAATTTAAAGATTTAGAGACTAGTAAATTATTATATAAAGATTATTTAAAATTAAAAGATAGACAATATTATTTAAATAAAAGACTTCCTATCGAAATAAATGAATTACGAGGTTTGAAAATTGCTAGAAAAATATTATTAAAGAATATATATATATAGAAACAAGTGAAGAAGAGTATGTTGAAAATTATAATGAAAATATAGTAACGCTCAATTATTATCAAATGATGAGAGTGACAAATGAACTTGAAACGACTGAGTACGGATGGCATTGTGATGGATGTAATTGTGGAGAATTTCAGGCTGAAATAGAAGGAATAGGTTTCTTAGTTATAGATAGGAGTTGTAGAAAATCTAGTTGTACTCCAGATGGAATGCAATTTAGTTTTGGAAGTGTAATACCCGTATATAATAAATCAATCATCAATGAGTACATGGATACTTACATATATGATGAATTTGAAGAACAAGGGATTAAACAAATTGGTGAAATAAATAAAGAACAATCATTAACAATATTAGAATATGCTAAACAAAATACAATTAAAGAATTAGGTTATGACGAATATGGAAATGTAAGAAGATAGTATTAAATGTGCTAAATATAAAAAGAAGGTGAAAGAATGAGAGAGGTAAAATGTTATCAATGTGGAATATGCCATAATCTACACAGACATGAAAAGAAAGCTAGAGAGTGTGAATCTATTGGAAAAGAAATGCCACTTGCAAATATAGGAGATATTCTCATTTACAAACATACAATTAGTGGATTCGAGTGTGAAGATGAAATTAAAATATCTAAGATTATAGATAAAGGGCATTATTTGATTTATAAGTTTATGAGTAGATTAGGTAATGGTTGGGAGAAAGGCTTATATTTTATTGATGAAATATGTGGCAATGATGAATTTAAAAGGAGAATAAAAGGAGTGATTAAATGATATTTTACAAATGCAATTGTGGATTAATAACTAATGAAATATTTAAAAGATGTCCAAGTTGTGGAGTTGAAAGCAAAAAGATAAAAGAAGAATATGAAAAAGTTTATGAATCTACTGGATTATTTAAAACTGAATCTGAGAGCCTTAGTGGATTATTCGGAAGTAAACGAAAGAGTTTAAGTGGTTTATTCCCTGACGGGAAAAGATATAAATGATTAAGGAGTGGATTAAATAGTGAATGTAAATATTAAAGACTTATTTTCAGTAGAGTTAGAAACTAAACTGACATCAGAAGAATTATTTGTAATGTCCTTAGCCTTACAAAAATTAAAAAGGATGACTAATGAAGAAATTGATAAAGAACTAGAATATTATTCAAAATACATAAATGAAGAAAGAATTAAATATATTGCAAAAAAGTTACATGATGAAACATATCGAACACTTAAAGGATTGGAAATAATGTAAAGAGTTAAATAAATTATAGAGGAGATATGAATTATGAAAAAACAAGCCGTATGTGAATATTGTGGAAAGGTATTTGAAGAAAGAATTGATGAGGAAAATTACTATAGTTATAAGCAAGATTGTGTGGAACATGAAATAACTCATCTACCATTAGCAAAAGATTTTGAATTCAACTTATCTTGTGCATTAAATGAATTAGATAAAAAATATGATAGTGTATCAAATATAAGAAAGATAGATATATCTGCATGTTGGGAATCTTATTATGGAAGAGATATTACATATGAATTTAAAATAGAAAATACTAAAATTAATAATACAATGTCTGAAAAGATAGAAGTACCATATGAAAGTAAAGAGAAAATACCAACAAAAGAAGAACTTATAATTCGATTAGAACAACATTATTTTATACCAACTATTCAAAAAGAATATAAAGGTACTGTTTCATTTGAAGATTATTGTGGTGGACATGGAGCAGACGATTATATAGTTGGAGATTTATATGTTAAAGACATATTTCATGAATTAAAGGGTAAAAATATTGAAATTAAGATAATTGATTAATTAACAATGTGGCTATTACTAGCTTACAGAGGTCGAATATTCAAATAAATTGCTGATTTTACCAAGAGTTAATAAATTAATAGAACATAAAAACAATAAATAAAGGAGAGTGTATTAAAAATGGAAGTAAGACAAGCAAAGGTAATTGGTGCAGAGAAAGATAAAGTGACTGAGGTTAAATTATATTTACAAGATAATGGATTTAGAGACTATCCAACAATTAAAGATTTAATGGAAACATTGGAGGAAGATAAGAAATGGCATGCAGAACATGGACAATTAGAAGAGTTCTTAAATACACCTGTGACAATGCAATTAACAGATATAGAAGGTCAAGAAGTTGAAGGTAAAATGTGTTTAGATGTAGGAATGTGTGAAGGTAATGTATTTGTATTAACTGGAAACATTGAAAATATTAGTTTCGTTAAGGAGGATTAATAAAATGACTACAGATATAAATTTCATAGAATCATGGCTAGGATGCAAACTTAAATGGCATCAAAAAGTTATATTGAAACTTATTATCATAAAAGAGACTTTATATAGTTATTTCACTAAGATAATAATATATTTAATTAAATAAGAAAGGTGATTGAAATGGATAAAAATAAAGAACAAGAATTAAGAGACATGGTTACTATCAATGATAGATGGTATCACAAGATTCCATACTTAGGTAAGAAAATACATAGCAAGCAAGTATACAAACGATTTTCAAGTAATAAATCTAAAATATTTAAAACAATTACAGAAGAAGTGAATAAGGAACTAGAAAAGAATGATTTCTTTAGTCAATTTGCTGATGCAAGTAATGTAATGCTTGATGACATTAAACAAATGACTATTAAAAATACGAATTTAGATAAATATAAAAATGTATGTAAGACAATAAGATTATAACTATGAAAATAGTTTATATAATAAATTAATAGAAAGAAAGAGGTAATGATATGAAAATCGAAAATGAAATACTTTATAAAATTTGGGAAGATAGATACTCTAAAAACGGAGAATCAATTGATGAAAATTTACATAGGGTTAGTGATTACTGTTCAACTAATGAAAAAGAAGCAGAAGAATTTTATAATGTATTAGATAAAGGATTATTTTATCCAGCAGGAAGAACTATGAGTAATAGTGGAATAGGAACATCCCTAACATTAAATAATTGTTTCGTTGCCCCACAAATACAAGATGATTTACAAGATATATTTAATAAAGTAAAATTAGGAGCTTTAACACATCAAAAAGGAGGAGGAATAGGCTACGATTTTTCGCAATTAAGACCAAAAGGAACTCCTACTTCTAATGATGCTATAGCAAGTGGTAATGTAAGCTTTATGGATGTATTTAATGCACAAACTGCTACAATACTTCAAGGTGGAAGACGTAAATAGTTATTATACGAGTATCTTGAAAATTACAAATACGTAAAAGAGTAAGGAGAGATTTATTATGGAATATCAATTATCAAAGGAAATATTAACAAAATACTTAGAACAAGGTTTTTCAAGTAGAAAAATAGAAGGAATCACAGGAATTAAATATTGGAATGTAATAAATTATATTAAACAATATGGATTGCAAGACCTAAATAAATATGCAAAAGTTGCTGATTATAAAATAGATTATTTTCATAAAATTGATACCAAAGAAAAGGCTTATATATTAGGTTTTTTATTAGGAGATGGTTGTCTATCTAAAGATGATAAATTTGAGATAGATGTTCAATTAGATGATAGAGAAATTATAGACTTTATGATAAGTGAAATAGGAGGGCATAGTAATATATCTAACAAATTAGATAAAACTAAAAAGCAATTCCCTCATATTGGTTTTAAAATAGGTGAAAACCATATTGTTAGAGATATAAAAATGCTATTTGGTGGACGATTAAAAGAAGAAAGACATATTCCAATGATTAAGCCTAGATTAGAAAGATATCTTGTTCAAGGGTTTTTTGATGCAGAAGGTTGTATAACATGGGGCAAACGTAAAGACAGAGATAGAATTTGGCAAAAAATAAGTTTTACTTCACAATACCATATGTTGGAAGGAATTCAAAACATATTAGATAAAAATGATATTAGTAGTAAAATAAGACCTAAAGCCAATGAAAAATGTTATGTAATTGAAATGGCATCAAAAAAACAAGTATTAGAATTTTTACATTACATATATCCAGATAATAATTTCATAATATTAAACAGAAAGTATAATAAGGCAGAAGCTCTGCGTCTAGAATTGGGAGAATTCGGTGAAAGCTTTGAATAAAAGTTAATACCGAGCCGTGCCTACAGAGTAGGAGGGTGTAGAGACTAGAGGAGATATAGCAATATATTTTAATAACCTCAATAGTACCCAAGGTTTAATTGAATAAATTAAATTAAGATATAGTCCGACACTTCTAGTAATAGAAGATTACAGTATGGGAGCAAATATGGGCGTATGCTCAATATATAATATGGACATTGAAGATTTTATAAATGCAAAATCTTATGATGAAGGAAAACTAGTTCATTTTAATGTAACAGTTATGGTTGATAATGATTTTATGAATTCTGTTAAAAAAGATGAAACTATATTCTTACACTATCCAGTATATGATGATAAAGGATATGTCTTAAAAGATGAATCACAATGGAAATATAAGAAAGAAATAAGTGCAAGATATTTATGGGATTCAATTATGAAGAAAGCTTATGATAATGGAGAGCCAGGGATTTTCTTCTATGATAACATGAATAAAGATAATACAGTATGGTATATAGAAAATATTGTTTGTAGTAATCCTTGTGCTGAGTATTTAGCAGGAACAGTTTATGGGAACAACCCTATTACAAAAGAACCATTAAACCGTAACGATTATGGTGGTGCATGTAATCTAGGAAGTATATTCTTACATAATATGATAGATAATCCTTTTACATCTAAAGCAAAGATTGATTATAAAAAATTAAGCGAAACAACTCATAGTGCAGTTAAATTTTTAGATAATATAATTGATATAAATAACTTCCCAGATGAAATATATAGAAACTATCAAGAAGCATTTAGAACTATAGGGCTTGGAATTACTGGGCTTGGAGATGCTTTATGTATGTTAAATATGGTTTACGGAAGTAAAGAATCATTAGAAGTCATTGATGAAATAATGAACTTCATATCAAAAGAAGCCTTTAAGGCAAGTGTTCAGTTAGCTAAAGAAAAAGGTGGCTTCCCATTCTTAGATAGAGAAAAGTACATTAAAAGTGGATATATTCAAAAACATATGGAAAAAGACAATGAATGGATAGATTTAGCTGATGATATATTAAAATATGGCATCAGAAATTCAAAGATTATGAGCGTTGCTCCCACGGGCACAATGTCATTAACTTTTGGGAGCAATACAAGTTCTGGCTTAGAACCTATATTTAGTCTATCGTATGATAGGAAGGTAAAATTAGGTGGTCAGTCAGATGATGATATTAAGATAGTTAAGATGGAGGATTATGCTTACAAAGTATGGAATGAAATTAAAGGTAATAAAGATTGTATTGTAAAAGAAGATATTTTTGTTACTGCAATGAATTTACCTGTACAAGCACACTTAGATGTTCTTAAAACTATAGCATTTCACGTAGATATGTCATGTAGTAAAACTATTAATATCCCCACTGAGTATCCATTTGAAGATGTTAAAAAGGTTTATGAATTCTGTTGGGAAAATGGAATTAAAGGTTGCACTATATTTAGACCGAATCCTATAAGACAAGGTATAATGATTACTGAAAAAACAGAAGAAGAAAAAGCTAATGAATTAATATCAACTTTAGAAAGAGGTCAATGGAAGCCAAAAGCTAAGGATACAGTTTACTACGAAAGAAAAGTTAAAATAGGTTGTGGCAAACTTAAATTAATGATAGGTTGGTCAAATACAGAACAAGCAATACAAGACATGTATGTAATTAGGTCAGGATCTGGAGGATGTGAAAGAAATCTTCAAGGAATGGTTATAGCAATGAGTGGTATGTTAAGACTAGGAGGAAACTTATTCAATATAGAGAAATCTTTTGAAGGTGTTGGTGGATGCAATAGTTTTTCAACTCAAAGAGCAAAAGGAATACAATTAAGTCAAGGTAATAGTTGTGGAACTGCTATATTAAGAGAAATAAAAACATTTTTAAAAGAAATATCAAATCAAACCATAGAAGTAATAAATAAATTAAATGAACAAATGGTAGAAACTAAAGCAAACTTTACAGATGAAGAATTAAAGTTTAAAAAAGATAATGGGGATATTGCATTTGCATTAAGATTTAATAAATGCCCCGAATGTGGACATGAACTAGAACATTCTGGTGGATGTATAAGTTGTGTAGATTGTGGCTTTACTAAATGTGAATAGGAGATTAAATTATGTTTGAAAGCAACCAAGATATATATTATATAGATGGTGATTTCAAGATTAAGGAAGGAGTGTTCAAGGGCTATGTTAGAATTACTAGCTCTTGTCTCCCAATAATTAATCTATATGATAACCATTTAAAAGAACATGTATTAATAAACGAAGATTATGTATTTGAAACTTTTGAAGAAGCAATGGAATTCCTATATGAAGATTAAAACCAATACTAATAATTTAAATCTTAGAACTAATTGTTATTGGTATCCATGTCATTCAAATATATCTGATAATAAGTATGATTGTAGAATGTGTTACTGTCCTTTATATGAAGAATGTTGTAAGATACAAAATACTTTATGGGGTGGATACTTATTACAATATATAGATGCCGAAGGAAATAATAAAGAAGTTTTTGCTTGTGAGAAATGTACAGTATTCCATATGAAAGAAAATGTAGACTATTATTTAAAGTTAAAATCAAAAGGATTACCAAATAATATAATATTAGATGATTTAATGAAAACTATAAAATAAAGGGAGATATGTAAAAATGAAAGAAAAGATTTTAGGATTAAGAAATTTAAATTACGAATTAGATTTAATTAACTCAAAAGGAAGATTTGCAGTATATAGAAATACAGACAACAATAATACCATTATATTTTCATATGATAAGACTTGTGATATAGATAGTGTATGTGGTGCAATACGAGATAAGGCTTATGATTATTTGATTAATGAACTGAATACAAATGATAACCTATTAGTATATTGGACACAAGTTGAAGGTACTACAAGTGATTATATTATCTTTTATGATGTAGCTTGCGATGATTTACTATTAAGTATTTCTCGAAAGATGACTGGAGAATATATGAACTCATTAATTAATGAAGACAATGCTCCGCATTACAAATATACACAAGTAAAAGATGGCGTTAGAAGTAAATTAGAAGCTACTATAGGTTAAAGTCACAATAAAGCAGATATTTTAAGGGTAGTTAATAAATTAATATAAACAAAGCGAGGATGATTAAAATGAATATAAAACAACAAACAAATATTAAAAAGGAAGAAATATTATTATCCAAATACATATTTATAGGGAACATAAATATTTTCTTTGAATTAGTAAAGCAAACAGGATATCCATATTTTGAATGGAACGATATGGTTTATAAAGTTGATGAAAATGATTATAAACCCACACATATATCAATATATGAAGCAAAATAAACCTGTTAAAAACTACATGTTATGGACTTTTTAGAAAGGAGAGTTAAATAAATTAAATGAGAAAAGAATATATAGAAGATTTAGAAAACGAAGTATGGATAATAAACAATGGCTATGAAGTATCAAATATGGGAAGGATTATAGGGAAGAAAGGTAAATTATTAAATTGTAAACCTAATAAAGATGGCTATTTACAATGCAGTATAACATTTAATGATGGATTTCATGCTGGAAGTGTACATAGGGCAGTCGCTTATTTGTTCATAGGTAAACCAAAAGATGGACAAGAAGTTAATCATATTGATGGAATTAAGTATCACAATTATGATAGTAATTTAGAATGGGTTACTAAAAAAGAGAATCAAGAGCATGAAGTATTAAAATTACAACAAAGAAGTGGTACAAATAATTATATGAATAAATTAACAGACGAAAAAGTTAAAGAAATACATACTTTATGTAAATCAGGTACTATACTTTATAAAGATGTCGCTAAGATGTACGATATATCTCCAACTGTAGTTTCAAGCATTGCTACTGCTATAAGATGGAGACACTTAGGATTAGAACCAATCATAATAAAAAGAGGTTCTCATTACGATATGAGAAAATATACAAATTCGTAATAATTATTAAGGATGTGAAAACTAATAATGAATTCATTTATGCTAGAAGAATTAACAAGATTAAAAGAAAGTATGGATAAGATAAAAGAGATACTAGAAAAAAATGTATCTAAAATCACTAATGATATATTAGCTAATGCTGAATCAATGTCAAATGAATATACCGAAGAAGAAAATAAACTTGTAGGAAATATAGAAGAAACAATAGTTGATATTCAAAAAGAACTTGATAAGATTTATACATATGATGATTGGAATGATTTAGCAAAAGACAACTAAGTATCTACAGTTATTCACAAATGCAGTTATGTAGACGGATATATAAATTAACAAAATATAAAAGATTGAAGGAGAGATTTATAATGACAAATTATGAAAAAGTTTTAGACCTATTTGAAGGATATACAAAAGAGGATGCAATAAGTGAATTAGCTAATGAAATTGAAATAATAGAAGTATATGGGCAAGGAGGAAGTAGTTATGAGGTCTTAGATACATTAACTTTACAAGAAATAGAAGAAGTCCTACAACAATTAATAAATAATAGCATGAAGAAAGATGATGTGATTAGAAATACTAATGGTAAATCAACAATAGATATAACAATGGTAGAATCAACAATAGATATAACAATGGTAGAATCAAGAATAGTAAAGAATGGGACTTATAGAGGTGAAGAAATAGTAGATGTTAGGATTATGAAATTACATAAAGATGCTATTATTCCCACATACGCACATGATACAGATAGTGGAATGGATATATTTGCAATGGAAGATGTTATTATTCAACCACATGAAACAGTTGCAATCCCAACAGGAATAGCTATAGCATTACCTAGATGTTATGAATTACAACTTAGACCTAAGAGTGGGAACTCATTAAAGACTAAACTAAGAATAGCTAATGCTCCATCTACAATTGATGAAGGATTTAGAGGTGATATAGGAGTTATATGTGACAATATAGGAGACACACCTATTGAAATCAAAAAAGGTAAGGCAATATGTCAAGGAGTATTAAGATTTGTTCCTAAAATTAGTTGGAAGGAAGTAGATGAATTTACTGACACAACAGATAGAGGAACTGGTGCATATGGTTCTAGTAATAGGGGGATATAATTATGATTTGGCATTTAGTTTGGATAATTGGATTATTAACATTTGGAGGTGGTTTATTCCTTTTTATTAAAGAAGACAATTTTGAATTTGGAACAATAAAAGAATTATTTGTTGCTGGAATTTTTCTATCAATTGTAACATTTATTATCTTAGTAATATTAACAACCATAATGGGTGCTTTCTCAAATAAAACCTATATTAAAACATATGAGAATGAAATATATAACAAAGATAATTACAGTTTGATAATCGAAAATGACAATAATAAATTTAAAGTTTATACAGAAGATAATAAATCTAAATATATAGAAACACGACAATCAGATACTATAATAACTGAGGATGGTAATTCTTTAATAGAAGAATACACAGAATACTATACAAATGGAACTATTAAATGGTTATTAGGAGAAAAGACTGATGCTAATAAAAAATATAACATACATATCGCAAAAGGTTCAATAACTACAGAAAATAAAGTAGATTTAGAATAATTTGGATTTATAAATGGGGCTATTACTAGCCTCCCAAGTTGGTAAATTCAGTTAAAATCATACTTTTAAAAGGTTGTAAATAAATTAAAAAAAGAAATAGAAAAGGAGAGTAAATAATGAAAGTATTAAAACGTATTTTAAAAACACTAGGTTGTATGCTAAGTGCATTTATTAATATAGTCGGGTCAGTATTAACTATTGCAACACTATTTAAACTATTTATTGGATGTGATACCATTTCAATATCATGTGTAATAGTCGTATTAGGAACTATTTTAGCATTATTAAATAACCGATTTATGGCTGAGATATATAAGCACGATAATAAAGAGATAAAATAGATTGAGTTAGGCAGAATGTAAAAGTTCTGTCTTTTCTTTTATAACAAGTTAATAAATTAATATAAACATATTGCATTATTATTCCAAAGATGCTATTATAAATAAGAGGTTAATAAATTAATATAATATAATAAAAAGGAGATTTTAAAAGATGTTTACAGAAAATAAAGATTTTTACCCAACACCAAAAAAATTAATATATAAAATGTTAGATAAACTTAAAGAAGAACAACTAAGTCTTGCTTCAATCCAACATATTCTAGAGCCTTCATGCGGAAAAGGAGATATAGTACAGGCATATGAAGAATACTACGAAACTAATTGTAGAAGAATGATTTCCTATGGAAAGAAAGCAAAGGATTATTTAAAATTTGATGTTATTGAATTTGATGAAAATTTAAATAATTTATTAAGAGGACAGAAATATAATGTTGTATGGGATAACTTTCTTACATTCGATCCACCTAAATTCTATGACTTAATAATAATGAATCCTCCTTATTCTGAAGGAGATAAACATTGTTTAAAAGCTATAGAGACACAAGAAAGAGTCGGTGGAAGAGTATTATGCTTACTTAATGCAGAGACTCTTAAAAATCCATATAATAATACTAGAAAGAAGCTTATAAGTCTTATAGAACAATATGATGGCGATATAGAATACATACAAAATGCTTTTAGTGAATCAGAAAGAGAAACAGATGTAGAAACTGCAATGGTATATATAAATGTTCCAATGTCCAATACTGAAACTATGTTTGAAAGAGAATTTAAAAGGGAAAATCCCAATATTCATATTAATAATCTGCAATCTCTAATACCGAATATGAATAAATTAGAAAAGTTAGTTTTTGAATTTAACGTTGCTAAAAATGCTTCTATTGAATTATTTAAAGAACAAATGAGAGTTAGTAAATTGCTTTCAGGCTTTGGTGTTGAAAATGTAATAAGATTATGTGATGATAAAGTTCATGCTGATAAATTAACTGTTAATGGATTTATAGCACATTTAACACTAAAATATTGGAATAAATTTATTGAAGAAACAGAATTTAAAAAGAAACTACCTACTAAGTTGAGAGATAATTTTTCGTGTAATATGGAAAAACAACAGAATATAGCTTTTACAATAGAGAATGTTAGATATTTCTATGAAGAATTAATACAGGCTATACCAAAAAGCTATGAAGAAACTGTAGCTAGAGTATTTGATGATTTAACTTATAAAAGCTATTATTCTGATACAATGTGGAATAAAAATATTTATCTTTTCTCTGGGTGGAAAACTAACAGTTGTTACAAGATAAATAATAAATCAATCATAGGATACTATGGTAATTATCTTTATAGAGTTCCTGATACATTAAATGATTTGAACATAATATTCAACAATATAAAAGGAACAAAATATAATATTGATACAAATGAGATAGTTGAAGCAATTAAACGATGTGATAAGAATATAGAAACTGAGCATTTCATTTTAGATTGTTATCAAAAACAAACTATTCATATCAAATACAAAAATAAACAACATCTCGAGATTTTCAATATTTTGAGTGGAAAAGGTAAGAATTGGTTGCCCCCAGATTTTGCTACTAAAAAATATGAAGATATGGACGAGACAGAAAAGAAATTAGTCAAGGATTTTGGATTAACAGTACAAGAATATGATGGATTAAGAATCACTAGTGGTACAAATAACTATTTAAGATTAGGTTAAATTAATATTTAAACAAATTAACATAAATAGTTTGACATTATATTCATAAAGTAGTAAGATAGTCTTGTAAGGGAAATTAAATTCTAAATAGTACAAGCCCTTACAGATTATATTACATAATACAATTATTAACAAATTAATATAATGAAGGAGATAGAGAAAAATGGAAGAGATGTTAGAACTTATTGAAAAACTAAACAGGTGGAATTATGAGTATTACAGCTTAGACAATCCATCAGTAGGTGATAAGGAATGGGACGATGAATATGATAAATTAATTAAACTAGAAAAAGAAATGAAAAATATATTACCAAACAGTCCTACTCAAAAAGTAGGTGGTGAAATATTAGAAGGATTTGAAAAAGTAGAAAGAAAAACTAAACTATGGTCATTAGATAAATCAAATTCATTTGAAGAAATAAAATATTGGTTAACTAAAAATGAAAATTTCATAAAAGAATATAATAGTTCTCATACTAATAAATTACCGCAATTAAAATACATTTTAACTAAGAAATATGATGGACTCACTGTTGAAACTGATTATGATAATATTAATTTTGTACAAGGTTCTACAAGAGGCAAAGATGGAATAATTGGAGAAAATGTTACAGAACAATCAAAATCCATTATAAACTTACCTATACAATTAAAAGATAATGACAAACTAACAAATTCCTTATCTCCACATGGAGAATGCATTATGCCAAAGAAAGCTCTTATAGAATACAATAAAAAATATACAGACCAATTAAAAAATTGCAGAAATAGTGTCGCTGGTGCAATTAGAAATTTAGATACTAAAGAAACTGCTAAAAGAAAATTGATGATATATTTTTATAATTTAAATAATATAGAAAAAGATTTTCAAACTTATCAACAACAATTAGATTATATGTCTTATAGAGGATTACCAGTAACAGATTATACTGTTTGTAATACATATGAAGATATTATTAAAGCTATAGATAATATAGAAGAACAAAGACTAAATCTTCCGTACGATATTGATGGTTGCGTAATTGCAATTAATGATTTAGCTACAAGAAATTTAATGGGATATACTGAAAAGTTTCCACGTTTTTCTCTAGCTTACAAGTACGAAGCAGAAGAGACAACTACAAAACTTTTAGATGTAGAATGGAATGTTTCTAGATATGGAAGACTGAACCCAAAAGCGAAAATAGAGCCAGTAGAATTAATGGGAGTTACAGTTAAACAAGCAACCTTAAATAATATTGATGATATTGAAAGAAAAAGAATTAAAATAAACTCAGAAATTTTCATAAGAAGAAGCAATGACGTAATTCCAGAGGTAACAGGAATCGTTGATGAAAGTTTAAATAATGAAGATATTAAAGATATAATATATCCTACTATTTGTACATGTTGTGGTAGTCCAGTTGAAATAAGACAACCTAAAACAACTAGATTCTTATTCTGCACTAATGATAGTTGTCCTGATAGGTTAATACAAGCATTATCTCATTATGTTGGAAAAGAAGCTATTAACATCATAGGGTTTTCTAAGGAAACTTTAAGACAATTTATAGATAAAGGCTTTATAAAATCAATTAAAGATATTTATAACTTAGAACAATATAAAGAACAGTTAATAAAATTACCAAAGTTTGGACTTAAAAAGTATGATAATTTAATTAAAGCTGTTGAGAAAAGTAAAGAATGTAAATTAAGTAGTTTTTTATACGCACTTGGAATAGAAAATGTAGGTAAAAAAGCATCTAAGAATATCTGTTTGCACTTCAATAATAATTTAAATAATATCATATCAACTAATGAAAATGAATTATTAAAAATTGAAGATGTTGGAGATAAAATATCAGAATCTATGGTTGAATACTTCGGTGATAAAGATATTATTAACAAAGTAAATGAAATAATAAGTTATTTGACATTCATTGAAGATAAACCTAAAGAAACTATTGTAACTCAACAAACACCATTTCAAGGTAAAACACTATATGCAACTGGTGGTTTTAATATGAAGAAAGCAGAATTAAAAGAGCTACTTGAAAGTTTAGGTGCTATAGTGGAAACGGGCTACAAAAAATCTTTACAGTACCTTATTTGTGGACATGATATGTCTAAAAGTGGCAAAGATAAGAAAGCTATGGATGACAATGCAAGTGGGAAAAGTAATATAACAATTATAAATGAAGATGAATTCTTACAAATAATAAAAGGTAATTAGAGGTGATATTAATGCAAAAAGATAAAATATATAAAGGTGGATATCAAACAGTATATAAACAACATAATGACGATTGTAACTCTTTGGAATATAGTTTAGATGATGGAGTTACATGGAATGACGTTCCAGTAGATATGGGTAAGATTAATTATTATAAAGCTTGGTTTAGACTAAAATAAATAAATTAAATTAACATAAAAGTTAAATATTAAAAGGATGTGAAATAAGTGAATAAAAGATTAAGAAAGAAAAAAGGCGTATCAAAAATACAAAATAGTGAAGTATGGAGTTTGGATTATACGTTGTCAAAATTCATATTGCCTAGATTAATAAAATTTAAAGAAATTAATACAATGAGTTATCCATGTAGATTAAGTGGAATGGAAGAATGGCATCAAATAATAGATAAAATGATATGGTCATTTGATGCCCATTTAAAAGATAATCGGAACACTAATAGTTTAGATAAAGAAAACAAAAGATTTGAAGAAGGTATGAATTTATTTTCAGAATATTATTGTGATTTATGGGACTAAGACAAATTAATATAATAATAATAAAAATAATTAATTATGAGGGAGAGAATAAAATGAGTAATGTATGCGAAGAAAAGATGGAATTTAAATTAATAGAGGAACAACCAACATTAATGGAGATATATAAAGAACTTAATAGGTTAAAGCTTGAAAATAAATTACTTAAAGCAGACAAATTAGAATTACAAAAAGAAGTTATACAATTAAGAAATGACAAAAATGAATTACATAATAAATCAAATGAAAATAGTAAAGAAACTACAAATAACAACAATGAGGGTGGATGGACTGAAGAAGAATTTGATATTGTTGTAAAAGGTTATGCAATGGTAGAAAACAATAAGAAATTCGTATAATAAATTAATATAAGAATGGAGAATTAAAAATATGAATATAACAGTGAGAGAACTAACAAATAATCAAGAAGTATTAAATAGATGTAGAGTCACAGTTTGGAAAGAAGGTCTAGAAAAAGAACCTAGTGTTACTTTTATGGAAAATATTTATAAATCAGAACATAGTCCAATAAGAGATAAATGGTTTAATATTCAAATCAGAGGAATAAGAAGTTGGGTGGCTACTCACTTTGTACGTCATAGTATAGGATACACTCCATATGTAAGCACACAACGAGAAGATAGAATAGAATATGAAGGCAATAGAGATGATAGAAGACAGGGTGAATTAGTTAATATGGATATAACACTCAATGCTCAAGCATTTATAAATGTAAGCAAAAAGCGTATTTGTGGACAGGCAGATATAAAAGCACAAGATGTATGGAATGATGTTTTAAAAGTATTAAAAACGATAGATAGACCTTTATATGATAATTGTGTTCCTGAATGTGTTTATTCTGGGTTTTGTAGAGAAATAACACCTTGTAATAATGGAGTTGGAAGATGCAATACTCCTAAGTATAAACAATGGCGTAAGGATTATATAGGTGATAGATTACAAATAGTTATTGATAAGGAGGATAAATAATGGTTAAAGTTAAAGATTTGTCTATGTTGAATGTAAGTTTATCAATGTTATTTGGAAAATCACCTAAGATAAAATATATTTGTGGTAAGTGTAATGGATATAATGAAACTAGAATATCAACATCTTCAGTAGAAATGGGTTATCCATATGTTATATGTTCACATTGTGGTGAAACTAACGATACTGGATTAACTTTAGGTAGATTAGGAGACGAAAATTAAAGTCCAATTAAAAGGATAATTTTACCAACTATTTAATAAATTATATTGTATAAATAAGGAGGAGAATGAATATGAACGCATATTATATATTAACAATAGTAACCATAATGGCTATTATAGAATCTTCAAGAACTATCCTATATATTGTTAAGCATTAAATATTTTGTAAAAGCGAAAAAATAAGGGGATATATCAAAACAAAACACAAATGAATGTGTAATAAATATGATATATCCCCTTATAAATTGTATTTATTTACCTGTATAATTATTATTACCTTTGTTATATAATTTAGTTGGAACTAATCAATAGTATATTTTTCTCACAGGTTAATATATTATTGAATTTAGAGTAACTTTTATTGGTTTTAAGTTACTCTTTTTTATTTATATTGACTTTAATTTACTTTAGTGGTATTATTTAAATTAGAGATATAAATTAGTATTTGGTTGTTGTTTATATCCTATGAGGGAAGTTTGCTTATAAAAGTTAACTTCTTTTTATTTTAACATTATATCAACTTTAGTATTAATCTTTTCAACTGTTTTTCCAATCTCATCAGTAGTATCTTCAAGAGTAGATATTCTACTATCTAATGACTCTAATAGCTTACTATTACTTTTTGCCAAAAGTTCATTGGTTGCACTAATCTGTTGATTAGTAATATTTATTGTCTTTAATTCTGACATGAATTGTTTATTCATTTCTTTTGTTTCTTTTGTCATTTTAAAATATTCTTTATGTATATTATCTTCTAATTTATCATCATTTTCTACTCTCTTATTTAACTTATTTTTAATATACGGAGATATTGTTGTAAAAATCCCCCAAACACATAATAATAGTAATACAACTGCTAGTCCATGTTCATTTATTAAAGTACTTAGTCCTGCAAAATCCATCGTAAATCATTCCTTTCGCTTGTTTATTTTGATTAATCACTATCCTTTCTTAAGATTATTTTTCTTTAGTATTTTATGATTTTTAATATAGTAAGAGATATGCGTTTAAAATAAGTGAAAGAATTGTAAATGATAGAATAGTTATTATTATTTTCTTATATTTTTGTTTACATGAATTCAGAGAAATTGAAAGTTCTTCTTTATCTTTTTCAAGTAGCATATTCTTATCATCTCTAATTCTTATTTGAGTTTTTAATAATTGGATTAAATCTTTATTAGTTGTTTCAATCATTTAAAAAGCACATCCTTTCTTTTGATTTTAAATATTATAACTATGTATGATTATTTTAGTTTTGGTTATATTATTATTGTAGATATTTTTCATTGATTTTATTTCTACAATATTTTACCTTTTATATTTTATTTTGTTTAATTAGTAGGAATTAATCTCATAGTCTTTTTACTAGGTTGTTATTGGACTCATTTGATTGACTATGAGATTGGTTTTATGTTCATTTATGCATTTCAGAGTGCATTATTTGAATTTATGTAGTTATATATGCATAAATTTGGATTTTATATTTTTAAACTCGCTTATACTCTTGAATACTCGTTAATGCTACTTTTTTCAAATGGAATTAGAATCTATTGCCACCAAATGAACTAGATTCAGATTCTTCATTACCTAAATCACTTAAAGAACCCTGTTTGACTTCTTTAATTCCATCTTTTGAAAAATAATCTCCTAATTTACTACTGAGATCATTGTCCGAATAAAGTGATACCATACTAATATTTTCCCAGCCAATTATGTCTTTTATGACCGAAGCAGGTATTTTACTAGATTCAAGTGAACTTGTAAATTGATGTCTTAAGCAGTGAAAATAGAAATCTTTATTTAATAATTTAGTAAAATTAGTAGCATATGAATCCAATAAAGATATTTTTGCTGGATACCAAATACCTTTTCTTTTATTTACAAATATTTCATCAATTTCATCTGGAACTCCTAGTCTCTTTCTTTCTTCCATCCATAAATCAAAATAGGGTTTGAATTTAGTTTTAAGTATATAAACAAAAAGTGGTTTTCCTGCAACACCTGCTCCTTTAGTTTTAATTTTTTCAGGAGACTTATATAATGAACCAAATTGTAAATTATCTTCAGTTATATAGCTTCTTTTGAAACGCAAGAGTTCTGATTTTCTTCTTCCTGATGCAAATCCGAGAGCAAAAGCACATGCTTGTTGATATTTTTTATTTTCTATTAAATAATCCAATAAAATTTGACATTCTTCATCACTAAGAATAGTTTTTTCTCGGACTTCTCTTTTATTTGGTGCTGGAATCTTATTTATTATATTTCTAAAATTTTCCCACTTAGTTTCTTCGTCTAATACGCTCTCAATAAATAAACTTAGAGAAGATAAAGTACTTTTGATATTTTTAATACGTGATGGAGATAGATTGTTTTTAACCATATAATTTTGAAAGTTCATTACATGTCTCTTTTTCAAGTTTACAAAGTCTATATTTTTCTCATTTTTCATTAAATAAACAAAGAAAATGTCTAAATTATTTTTATATACCGTTATAGTTGTTTCTGCATGGTCAGTTGTCTCTAAGTAATTTAAAAAATCCTCCATCAATTCTAAATTTGAAGGAAGAATAGCTTTTATTTCTTCTTCATTTGTTGTGAATACTTTTATTGTTTCTCTTGCCATAACTAAATCGCATCCTTTCGTTGTATATTTAATTTATTTTCAAATAAAAAATCTAAATTATCTTCTTTTAAATCACTAGGAAATAAAATGAAATAATTTAGACCATTTTCGATAAACATATTTTCTTTTAGTTTAAGTTTCTCTGCATATAATTTTTTAGATTTACTTTTAATATTAAGTATATTATCTGATTTATACTCCTTTTCATATTCTTCTAACATGCCAGCTAATTCTATATATAATAGATTATTATTAATAGTAATAACATAATCACAATTCATTAAATTATTATAATCTATTATAAATTCTCTATATTTTATATCTCTTTTATAGTTGGTATTATAGTTATATCCCAATGCCCTAAGTTTATTAGTAAATAAATATTCATAATTAGATGCTGTCATTTCTCCATCTTTATATTTAAAATTCATTCCTCGACCACAATCTTGTAATTTGAATCCTATTTTATTTAACTCGTTATCTAATGTTGTATTATTATCTTTGCATTGTTTCCATATAGTATTACTATTAACTATTGATAATTTATTAAAATCTTTCATCATTAGCAATTTTCTATTTTCAGATTCATATATTTCATTTGCAACTTTTTGTATATCTTCTATTATTGCTTCAAAATCTACATGTTTTTCTATCATATTTTCTTGAACAATATTTAGATTTAGCTCTTTTTTCATATCATTCATTGTTTTCCAATGCCTTCTAATAGTAGCTATTCCTATTTCATCAGGTTGTGGATTTCTAAAATCATCATAATATAAGTCTCTATTTAATCTATTGTGTAGTATATGAATTCTTTCAATAACTTCATTTTTTGTATAGTTCCTACCTTGACCACCTCGAAACAATAAATCTAATCTTTCTTTTTCAGAGATTATAATATTACATATGTCTACTAATTCTAATATTGTTTTTATACCTACTATTTTTTGATATGTATCCCATGATGCTAATCCATTTTTGCTTTTAAAAGCATCCTTTGTTCTTTTAGGTATTCCATTTTTATCAACATATTGTTTAAATAATTGTATTAATTCTTCCTTTTGATATCTTTTTCCCATTTCTATCTACATCCTTTCAATTTTAAAACTTTTTATTCGTTTCGTATTCTTTTAATTTATTAATTACTTCATTTGCATAATCAAAGAAGAACACTAATTTTGTATTATCTTTAATATCTCTATCTACACCATGGCAAATAAAACCATCCTTCATAAGACGGTCTGCATCAATATAGCTATGTACTATTTTCTTATTCATAATTCTCACTCCATTTAATTTATTATTTAACTAACTTACTCTCATCTATAGCAACCATCCTACAATAACCATTACCTAAATCTTGAACAAAGCAATTATCAGTTAAATCAATTGCTCCAGCCATAACTAATCTTTCATGGTAAGACACATTACTAAATGGATTAGCTAAGTATTCTCTAGTAATCTGTTTATTTGAATTAATTGTTTATTTCACCTTCTTACTTTTACTAACTGTCTTTTTCTTAGTTTTCTTTTCAGCCATAGTCTGTTCTTTTTTGCGTATCTTATTAAGTTCAATTTCTCTTGTTTTGAACATTAATTCTTTATCATACTCACAATCATATAAAATAATCTCGCTATAATCTTTTATATTTTTTTCTTGTATAATTTTAATAGTTAATTCTTCTATACAATCACAAGAATCATCAACCAATACGCCTGTACACTCTGATGTAAGTGAGTCTAAAATAAATTTAGGCACTATATTATCACAATCCATCCTTCTTTTTGAATTAACATATGATTTATGTGCTATGTATTTACATTTACATTTTTTTATTCCTAAGTCTAATAATCCATTTTTTTCTATAACAAACTTTCCAAAATCTTTCCATTTTTGTTTCAAAGAATTTGCCATTGGTCTTCTCATTATTGTCCATATATTTAAACTCTCATGAACGGGAGAATTTATTGGTTTATTTTTAGCTCTAGGATGTTTTTTAAAATAAATCTTTGTCCATTCTTCAAGTAATTCTTGATTAAACTCTATTGATATAGTATCTTTTTGTCTTAAATCTTTTTCTTCCATAATATTTATCAATTCCTTTCATATCTTTCATATTTAATTTCTATATTTTCACGCAACAAAAAGAGCTTGTACAATTTATACAAACTCAAATGTAATTCTATATTTAATTTTAAATCTAATCTAAATCTTCTATAATACTAAGTAATTCACTTTTACTCTTTCTCAAATATCTTCTTGTAACAGAAATATCTTGATGTCCAGCTAAATCAGCTATAATATCAATTGTTATATTGGGGTTATCACCTAGACGCTTACAGTACATATGACGAAAACTGTGGCAATGGCATTTTTCTATCGGTATATTGCATAAATTACCATACTTTTTAACTATTTTATCTGCCGTTTCTCTTGTCATTTTACCTTTTTGAGTGACAAATAAATAATCTAACTTAGTATGATATCTGCCATTTCTACAATATTGTAACCAAATCTTATTTAATGATTTTGGAATAAACACCATTCTCCTTTTATTTCCCTTACCAACTATTTCTACTGAATCTTTATGTATATCATTAATTGTCAAGGAAAGTGCTTCAGATATTCTCATTCCAGTATTGGATAATGTTTTAAATAATGCAATAGCTCTTAAATCATTTTTACGTTTAGCTATATCAACCATTTTATCAACTTCAGATTTATCGAGTACATTCTCTAAAAAATTTTGAGATTGTATTTTTACGATATTAGTTGTAGCTGAAATTTCATTAAAAGATAAATATTGATGTAATGCAACTAATTTTCTATTGACAGTAGTAGCAGTAAGAAATCTTTCATGTAATAAATAGTTCTTGTAGCTTTTTAAAGTATCATTATGAATTTCTTTAATATTATTAGTTCTTAAATATTTATAAAATTGCTGAATATCTCTGACATAGGCTTCAATTGTTTTAGAACTTTTGTCTTTTTCTAATAAAAACTCCTGAAATTGTTTTATAGTGTTCAATAAAATCACCTCATATGAATATTATATCATATAATTTAGAAATATCACATAATATTACTTATGTCAGATTATTTAACCAACTTTTCCATAACCCAAAGTGTAGTAGTAATTCCATTGCACTCGTTCGCACCATATCGTTCTCCATCGTTCGTATTTAAACCGACGAACTACAACGAGAACCGACGAGAGAAATATATACATCAAATCTAAGCAAAATTTAAATTCAACTTTTAAATTTATAAAGTAATTACTCACTTATATAATTCTATCTGTTTATAAAAATTTTCTGTTGTGTTTACTTTTTACCTAACTTATGATATAATAAATATTTAATGCTAAATTGCACATAATGGCATTTTAATTTAACAAAGTAAAGAGTAGGAGAATTACCCACGAAATTCTTTTACTCTTTGTTTATATCCAAATTTACAATCAAACGGTATTAGTGAACAATTTCAGTTTAAAAGTAAAAAGTATAATTTCCATATAATTGGTTATAATATAAAACAACAAAACCAAAACTAATAAAGGAGATTTTATATTATGGAAATAAAAGAAAACACTAAAGTAAATTGGTTCACTAAATTTTTTATTAATAATTTTACTATATTGGGAATCATATTATCAGCTTTTACATTCTTAGGTTCAAACGTATTATATTGGGCATTACACAAAATGTCTTTCGATACTATGATGCTATTCCAAATAGTTGCAGTTGCTATGATATTATTTTTCTTATTGCTAGATATTCAAAATAAGCTTGACAGTATAGAAAAGAAAATTGACAACAAATAAACATTAATTTATTTCTAAGAACCTATTTACAATCACATTAATTTATGTTAAACTAAAATAGTAATAAAGATTGTTTAATTTTTCATTTAATTAATCAACTTCTTTTATTATATTAATTTGTTAAACTTGTGAAATAGGGTAATAAGTATCGTATAGATATTTTATTGCTCTATTTTTGTAATTTATTACATTCCAAGAACATATATTTATTAATTAGCCATTTTGTGAACTATTTATATTAATTTTTAGCCATTATATGAATTACAATATTCACATAAGCTAGTGATATCAACCCTTTTCAGACTTATGTATATTCTTGGTATTTTACTTAATCTTAAACATTGATTGTAAGTTTTTAATATCTTCAAATTTACCACCTTTATAATATACAGATGGATTTACATATATTGCTTTCCCATTTTCTTTTTCAAATATTCCAATAACCATTTCATTATTTACTTTTAATTTAAACAAGTCCTTCTTCAGCCTACTTGCGTGAGTTTTATCATAGCCTAATTTACTACATAATTCTGGCATTGTATAAGGCTGAATATTTTCTTCATATTCACAAGTTGGATTCTTGCAAATGACATTAAATTTTAGGTTTATACATGGCAATATATCAATTAATAAAGCTAATTTCTTATGTTCTTTTGGTGTTGATTTCATGTATAATTCTTGAATTGCATTATTGAACATTCTTACCACCTCAATTGATTTAGTTTTATTTATTTTTCCTTTTTTACAATATCTATCATTAACTAATATGGTTTTATTTTCTTGTATAGATATAAAATCATTTTCTATTAAATATTTCTTAGTTTTATAAAACTCTGTTTTACCTAGCAATAATATTTCCATCAAATCTTCTTCTTTTATTAATCTTACTCCATTAGACAATAGATTATCATAATTCATAAAGGTTGCTAAATATATAAATCTAAATAAAAACTGACCTTCAATAGTTCCGAATCTTTTATAAAAATTGAAATAAAAACTTCCATAACAACCTAATAAATATTGTTGAAATTCAGTTTGATCTTCTTTCATTTGTAATATATCTAACTTCTTTTCCTTACCTTGTTCCTCCATTTTAATAAAGTCCATTGCTATATTTTCTAAGTTTTTAATATTTGGAGTTATAAGTTCTCCATCTTCTGTGATTAATCCATTGCTTTTCATTATGTTGACATAATCTCTAATCTTTGCAGTATATTCTCCTGCCATAAATCATCCTTCCTTTCTGTTATTTTTAATTTATTAAGAGTAATTACCAAACGCCGATAAGGTAAATAAACTCTCCAAAAGAGAACTGGATTGGCGTAATCCTAATTCTCCTCGAAAGGATAAATTAAGATAACTTTTCAGTTACCTTTTGCAAAGTTCAATATGAACCTAACAAATTTGATTTGAAATAATAAATCAGCTTTAGCTGAAAACCTCGTAGAGTATAGTTATAACAAAAAGACCTAAAGAAATTAATCTCTAAGTCTTTTTATCAATTTATTCAATTTTTTAAACTCTGTTTTACTTCCATTTACTCGATAATACTCCATTATTCAAATACAATATTACCATAAAATGTTAGTTTTATTAATTTGTTATACAGTTACGATAACTTGACTATATCCATCTGTAGTTAGGATAGTATCGCAATCTGACTTACAACCTAAATATAATTTAGTAGTTATAAAATATCCTCTGTATTTGGCTTGTCCAGCTACTAATCCATTTGTGTCATAAGCTTTCATAATTTGTAATGCTATAAATGTTGCCATATGATTATCCATCTCCTTTCCTCCTTCTATTATTTAATTACTATTGAATAGTTTTTATATTTAAGAGCTACTACTTGATTCAGTAGCAACTAAACTAGGTAGCACATTGAACATTAAATAATCTAAAGTAGAACCATAAATATCATTCATACTTTTTAAATTATTAATAGTTTCATTTGATGTTTTAATTTGTTCTTGATACCAATAATTAGCACCTTTCAAAAAGTAATCTCTACAATCTATTAAATTATTAAGAACAATATTATCACCAATATTTTTTGAAATTGAATCAGTTTGAAGAATGATATAATCGCTTCCTCCATCAAAACAAATCTGTTCTGGACTATTATCACTTGCTCTACCAACTATTTTTTTGATATTATCATCAATTTCTATATAATCAACAATATCTATTTTTCCATTAATAATTAAACTTCCTGAAAAATATACATATCCAACCAAATTTATCACTTCCTATCTTTATTAATTTATTTTATACTGATGTAACAACATTAACCTTAATAGTTTTTGATGTACTTTGTAAATTCTTTATAGCTAATTGACTATTTGATACTCTTTTTACTCCAAATTCAACATTTGAACTTGAATAATTTCCATAACTTGCAAATTCATTATGTGCTTTATTTACATAAATCATAGTAATTGCACTTACTGAAGGTGTTTCTGAAAGTGAAGCAGTCAAAAGTTGGAAGGCAAAATCTAAGCTAATAGGCACTATACCTAAACTACTCAACTCACTAGTTAAAGTTGTCAAACTTATATTAGCAAAATATGTCTGCAAATCAGTATTCAAATTACTACTTGTCCATGCAACCGTTAAATCACCTGTATATTTATACCATGCCCCACTAGACCTATATAACCAATTTACGCCATTATCAAATGAAGTTAAAATCTTACAAGTTGTATTAGCACTTGGTAAAGTTACTGGTATTGTTAATGATGTTATTGTATCTATTGTTGTTAAACTGTAATTAGATGTTCCTGTTGTTTTTAAATATGTTGGAGTGTTTATTGTTATATATGGAGATGATAATACTTGATTATAATTACTATAATTTGATGTATGTAAAGATAACCCTTTTATTATTTGTAATTCACCTATATAACCAGTAAATTTTCCTACTCCTAATAAATCTGCACCTATATTTATACCATAACTTGTTGTTGAAGGTATATTAATTGAAAATGCAATATCGCTTCCTATTTGCACACCATTTTCAAAAAATCTCATGATGTTACCAACTCTAATTATAGAAATATATACCGTAGTATTTATCTTTTGAGTATAATTAACTGAAAATAAAACACCAGTAGAAGAACCATCAGTTTGTATTGCTAAAAATTCTAAAGTACTAGAAGCAATTCTTATACTCCAACCTATTTTATTAGGGGTTGCAAAGCCCCATCCACCTCTAGATAAAATTACAGCAGATGATATAATTGTTGGAATATTCATTTTAAATCTAATTTCAAAATTATTATTATTTAAATCAAAATTTGTATTAGTTGGAATATTAAAATATCCATTTCCATTAAAGTATCCCATACTGTTACTTAAAACCACTCCATTGTTAGTTACAATATGTCCACAAACATCAGTAAAACTAGAATCATCCATATGCATTAACAATTTAGTATAAATATCTAATTGTGCTTTGTTATTTCCAACTAATATTTTTCCACTGTCTTGTAAACTATATTTGCTAGCATCACTAAAATCTACATGAGTATCTGTTACACTTGAACCAGCAATTTGTTCTTCTATACTTGGAATTATATTTGTACTTATTGGATGATTAAAAACCACTTCAGTACCACTTGGAATTATTGTATCTGATATAGTAGTTATTTGTGAACTGCCCACTATCCCTGTAATATTAACCGTCGCATTCTCGTACTTTCCTGTAGAACTATTATAAAATATCCCCGTTCCATTAGTTCTATTAGAATCATTTACATTTATACCATTTATACTTGTTGCATTACCACCATTTACATTAATGGTTACATCATTTCCACTAGTAGTTAATGAGACATTTGTTCCTTGTTTAATATTATTAGCAGTTAAAAGATTAGTAGGCTTATTTTTAACATAATCTGTTTTAGTATTGTCAGTTTGTGTCCAGTCACTTTGAATTTGCGTACTGCTAACATTCATCCAACTTGTAGTTGTAGAGTCAAACCATTTTAAAACAGGTTTTGTTTTATCGGTTATGTCTAAAAATAATTTTGTTGTATCTATCGGTGCTATTATTCCAATTGAGATTTGGTTATTACCTAATTTATGCCATGAACTATCATAATAATTTAATGAAAAATCTCCTAAAATGTATATTTTACTTGAATCTATATTACTGCTAGGAAGAGACGATACTACCTCAAAACTTGAACCACTTCCTCCAATTGATTTCCATTCTGAAATTATAAATGTTCCTAATGTAGAATTGGCTACTACGCTTTGATAAAATAAATCATTATATATTACTATTTCATCTTTTGTATATGATTTTGTATTATCCCATTTTTTTATTGATGAACCTTGAATTGAATTCAAATATGTTTTTAAATCTAAAAAACCACTTGAATCAATTGTGTCATTAACTTGATTAACTGTTTTTAGTATTTGATTCATTAATTTAATCTCTCCTTTCTAATTATTAATTTAACTAAAAAGGCTCGATTAAATTAATAATCAAACCTTTTGTATTGTTTTAATTTATTTTATTAACTAATTTATGACATTACTGTATACTGTGGAATGTTATTGGAATCTAAATTCCCGTATGTATACTTTTCATCTGTTCTACTTTCGATATTTGTATTATAATTTCTATTTCCCTTTATTTAACTAATATTAAAATAATATTATCATTAACTCTTTTCATAACCTTATATTTTGTTAAATCAGATGAATCAGATTTAGTAGCAATACCTTCATCATTTGATTTACAATATCCATTTACTTCACAAGTACCATCATCTCTAACCAATAATTTACCCATCATACCAATTGGTGACCATTCTTGTCTTCGTTCTCTTGTAATATATTCTTGTGAAGAATCCCACTTTGCGTTGTAAATAGGTTGTACTTCTATTCTTTCGTCTTGTTCAATCACTTGTTCATCATATGCTTCTTTTACTAAAATTGACTCTGTTGAATATGGAGTTATAATATTACCTTCACCATCTGATACTTCTTCAATAATTTTATTTTCATATGCATCGTCATGATGTTTAGTTATGTAAATTGCAGGAACAGTTACGTCATGGTATTGTATTCTTCCAAACACATCAGTTACGTATTTATCTTTCCACGCTTCATAGTTATCACCAATAACCGATGGAGTAGATGATACAATTCCTAAAATATAATCATCAGTAGAATTAGCTTTTCTAATATGCTCTCCATCCAATGTAACAAAAAACCCTACCCTATCCTCATTATTAGAATTTTCATCACTCCACTCAAAGTATTCTGCATAATCCGCACCAGTAGAAGCATATGCACCATCTGCATAGGTTTTACCATCAAACATTACTTTAAAAGCATTACCTAGAGTTGACGAACTTGTTCCATTTCCTATTATGAAGGCTTCTCCTGTTGATAAATAGGCTGTATCTGTTGTAGCAGAACTTGAATTAAACTGTCCCATAACATGCTGTAAATATTTGGCTGTTGTAGATAAACCTTCTGCATGTGAACTAGTACCACTAGCTGTAGTAGTATCACCTTCTGCATGAGAATTAATTCCACTAGCCACTGTGTTAGAACCTTCTGCATGCGCTTGGTTACTATTAGCTTGTGTAGTATTCCCTTCTGCATGAGAATTAGTTCCAATGGCTCGTGTTACATAACCTTCTGAGTGAGATGATACTCCACCAGCTAATGTAGTATCACCTTCTGCATGTGAGTAATTGTTTACAGCTCTAGCTTTATTACCTTCTGCATGAGATGATATTCCATTTGCTATTGTATTATTACCTTCTGCATGAGTTGGATATTGGTTATTGTTTTCAACAACAAATAACCAATTAGAATTTATTGTTGCAGTAGTGTTTAAGGTTACTACTAGACCACTAATTGCTGTTACACGTATGCCTGATAAGGTAAGGACATCAGTAATTTTAATATACAACATAGAGCCTACCACTAATCCTGTTGTATTATCCAATGTTATAGTTTTATTTAAATCATTAAATGCTGTTATTTTATGAGAAGTACCATTACATGCTAGATTATAAAGACCTTCAACATGTGAGTAATTACTACTAGCTATATTACCAAAACCTTCTGCATGAGAATAGTCTCCATTAGCTGTTGAAGTATTACCCTCTTGTACAGAGTTTATAGTTGCACCTTTTGTAATATTTGGAAGATTAGTTATTGTAGTTTTATCTAAATTACTCATTAATCCATTTGATGTTGTTGTAGCTGTATCTGTTTTTGCCAATCCTATATTTGTCGTACCATTACCTACAAAAATTTCATTTGTATCAGTAGTAAAAGCAGGTTCTCCTACACTTAGAACGGGTAAATTAGCTTTTACACCTCTTTTAACCTGTATCTTTTGAGACATTTTTTCACTCTCCTTTTTGCTATATTAATTTATTATTTGATTAAAAAACTCCACCGTCTATTGTAGATATAGTTGCAGAGATTATTATATTGGCTGAACCATCAAAACTTGTAGCTGAACCATTTACATCTCCACTTATAGCTATTGTTCTTGCTGTAGCAAGTTTAGTTGATGTTCCAGCATTACCGCTTATTGAAGCTGTTGCTGTACCCGTAAAAGTAGGATTAGTAAACATAGTGGCTTTACTTTCATTTGTTACATTTCCTAATCCTACATCACTAGAAGTAAGTGTAACTGATCCTGTTTTGCCTGCTACACTCTGAACAACATCTGTAGGAGTTAATAATTCTTGCCAATTTGCTAATGTGCTAGCACCAGATATTTTTAATATAAATGACTTACTTAAATCTGTTCTTACTGCAACGTCACCTACGTTTGCAGATAATGCTAACATTGCAATTTGTGTAGATACTACGTAAGTGTTATTTATAGTTAATGATGGTAATACATTTGTATCTAATTTCCCATTTGAATCCAATACAGGAATATTTCCACTTGCTGTTCCTGTATTTTTTGAAGCTACTGTTCCAACATCACTTATTTTAGATAATGTTAATATTGGAATATCGGTTGCTAATAATGTAGTTCCATTAGTTATTCTACCTTTCGCATCAACTGTAAATTTCGTATAAGTTCCTGTAGTTACTCCAGTATTAGCTAATGTTAAAGCCATAGATACATTAGAAGAACCATCAAAAGTCGTTGACCCTGTTGCATCACCAGATGATGAAATGGTTCTAGCATTTGTTAATTTGTCTGCTGTTGCTACATTTGCAATATCAGAATTAATCAATATATTATTTGTTCCATCACCTATATATAATTTTCCTGTATCCGTAGTAAAGGCTGGTTCTCCAGCTTGCAATGTTAAGCTTGATAAATTTGCATTTAATCCTCTTTTTAGTTGTATAGTTTGTGCCATTTAAAATTCCACCTTTCTTTTGTTAATTTATATTTTATCAATATGTTTTATTAAAATTCACCACCATTTAAAATAGATGAATTATTTAATACCGTTTCTATTATTATAGAAAAAGAAGTTATGACCATATCTTTTTTAATATCAGTTGTGATATTAGTTTTTAATTGAATATGCGTTGAATCTACATCAGTATAATCTGAATAAGGTATCCTAACTCCATCAACAAGAATAAACATATATTTACTACCCACTGTATGACTTATTACTTCATAAGTATCTTGTCCATCTACTAATGCTATTGATTCTTTTGGTTCAACTGGTGTACTAAAATTATTATTTACATCAATAATTGTTGCATCATCTGTTGGATTATCTGTTATAGTAACCGAGCCTGTAAACTTTAAATTTTTTCTTTGTGTAAAAGTAGTCGTCGTACTATCTTTAATTACATGCCCAGAACTTGAACCAATACTAATCCATGAAGTACCGTTATACCATTTTAATACTGGATTTGATGAAGTATCTAGCCATAATTTTATGGTTGTATCACTAGGTTGAGTATTTTGAATTACTATTTCTTGAACTGAACCACTAGAACTATTACCTACTTGGATATAGCTTGTACTATTGCATACTTTCAAAGCATAACTTATAGGATTAGTATTATCTATCCATATATTATCTGTTGCAATTGTTGGTTGTGTAGATTGAATAAATATCTTATTTTGTTTATTATTAAAAGTATTCCAATCTATACTTGTCAAACAACCATCTTGAGTAGTTGATGCACTTCCTATTTTTGTTTTTATAGTTGTTTGAGTTTCGTCTCCTGTGTTAGTTCCAGTAATATTAGCTAATTTAGTTTTTTCTACTGTTGTATAATCTTCTGTACTAAGTTGTTTTCCAATAACCTTAGAAACATAATTATAATTTATTTTATCAGATGAATATGTAGTTGATGTAGATATGTTTGAATCATCAATTGACGTTCCGCTTCCACCTGTAGCAGTAGAATTTATTGTAATATTATTATTTGAGTCTGTTTCAACAGTAACATTTGTTCCAGATTTTATATTGCTTACATTTAATTTGTTATCTAAGGTAGATTGTAAATTAGTAACATCACTGATTACATGAGTATGAGTTGAGTTAGCTTTATTATTTAATAAATTATCTGTTTGTGTTTGAGTATAAATATCTGAGTTATTTGCTTTTAATCCAACTTGTGTTATAGTTGCATAAGTAGACGAAGCGTCATTTACTTTTAAATAATTAGCCAAATCTGTTGTTTTAATAATGTCAGTCATATCAATATTTACTTGTGGCAATTTATTTTTCACTTCAGATATTAAATCTAACTTATCTACTGAAAAATCACGAACATTCACAGTATTTTCTGCAATTGAATTCCATGCACTATTTATATAAATATACGTCCACTGCTTATTGTCATGAGTTCCATCCGATTTTACTATTGCAACATTTCCATTAGATAGAGATGTAATAGACGCTAAATCAGTATAAGTATTTACTACTGCTTTTACGGTCATAGGATTTGAAATTGCATTCAAGTAATCCATTATATTTTTGTCAATTCCTGATAGTCTGTTCAATTCTACAAGAGTTATATCCATTCCATCTAAAGATTTACAAACTAATTTACTACCTATATTTTGTATACTAACTCCATCTAACCATTCACCTAGATATTTACTTGAACTTGTAGAAGTTATTTTTACTTTTTCATCAACATTATCTTGATTAATAAATTTTGAACTAGCTAAATTATAACCCAACACCTGTTTATCTGTAGGATTAGCAATTATAATATCCTTTAATTGAGATAAATTTGTATTATGAGGATTAGTTATATCTGACACATGAGAATTAATACTTGTTTCATTTGATAATTCTTTATTATTTATTTCATTAATCGAACCCACAATAGTTTTGTCGGTGGTATTCAAAGTATTATCTGTTTTATCTTGCTTATTAGCTATAGTAGTATTAGAGGTAACTAGTTCAGCTAGTGTGGTAAGAACTTGTCCTGTTTCCATAAGACCACTCCTTTCATTTTTTATATATTTATCTTTTGTTACATGAGAAAGAGACCTAGAATTGTTTTATCTAGGTCTTCAAAATTAAACTTGCTATTTTAACGTGTTTTATTCTGTTAATCGAATATCATAATATTTAATTTTATGTTTTGTACCGATGAAGATGTCTCTTCAAAATATACTCTTATTTGACTAGTAGATATTCTTGTAAACTCTACTTGGGTTATATCATTAGCATATAATTCATTCCCCATATTTTCAATTGTAATATTATATATCGCATTAGCAGATACAGAAGGATGATTTATAGTTATATCTATTGTAGGTGATGCAGTTGCAGACGCAGATGTTATATCACCAGATGTAGGTAACACACCACTTGTCCCACCTACATCACCAATAGTTACAGTTCCTTTATATATAGACATTCCCCATCCATTTCCTTTTAAAATAGCGTTTTGTTGACCAACTAATGGTGCTGGAACTAATCCTGATTGACCATTTAAAGATGCTGTTGCTGGAGAAAATACATTTGTATTTGCTTGTGTCATCGGTTGCCAATAATGTCTATTTAAACCAGTAGAAGGGTCAAAATTAGTACTTGCAGTGGTTATTGCCGTCATACATCTATAAAAAGTTGTATCTACTGCATTCTTAGTGACAATATCATTTACGTTATAAGTTGATGTTGCTAAAAATGTTCCCCTCCATTTAAACGTCCCATCCGAGCATATAGCAGGTTTCCATGAATTCCAATTCAATGCTGTTCCACTCATCACATTTGCAGTTGCTTCAACTAGAACTCCATAGTAGAAAGCTCTATCACCTATATAAAAATCTACTGGAGTATTAACTGATGCAAAAGTCGGTACTATGTCTTTTTGTGACTTAAACCCTTGTCCAGTAACAATATTTAATCCTTGTGAAATAGTTGTAGCTGGTATTAACCCAGCTTGTCCATTTGAGGTACTTGTTGCCCCCACGAATTCTTGTATACTTCCCAATGATGTTGGAATAAAAAAGTTTCTATTAATTCCTGACACTGGTTCATAATTTATACTTGCTACAATTATTGCAATTCCACATCTATATATTATAGTGCCAGTTGTAGATGATACAATAATATCATTTACTGCATATGTAGAAGTGTTAGAAAATATACCTTTCCATGTGTATCCATATCCTATCACTGGACTCCATGTTGCTCCATTTATTCCCCATGCGAAAGCAATATTAGCAAGAATATCACTATTTGCTTGACAAAGAATACCCTTCCAATAACATCTATCATTTTGTTTATAACTATTTGTCAATACCCAATCTGTCATTCTAGCATCATCTAATAAAGCTAAAGTTCCAGATTTATTAGGAATCGTTAAAGTTTTAGTTGTACCTGTAGTTATTCCACTTGCTTCAAATTGTGCTTTCTTTGTTATATCAGTATCGTCTACGATATAAGTTGTAGAATCAGATAATGATTTGTTAGATAATATTTGTGTTCCAGTAAGAGTTGCTAAATTCGTGTATTGGATTCCACTATCTGCAACTGAGTTATTTGAAATAATAGCTATATCATTATCTGTTGAATTTAGAAGTTTTGCCATTTTTGTATCTGAATTTAAAGAATAATCTTTAGAATAAATATTCATCTTTTATCTCCTTTCTTATTTTAATTTATTTTTTAATACTTAATAATCATATTTATACCAATATAAGGTTGTATATTATTATGTGCATAATCATTTCCTGCACTACCTGTCACTGGATTCCATGAATTTTGAGTATCACTAGCGGAAACCCTTCCACCAGTTCCATCAAAGTTTTTATCATCTACGCCTTTAGATCCATAAATATAATGTTGATGTGAGGGCATTTCAGCTTGTGTTAATTGATGCGATTTTTCTCCTCCAGTTATACCCAACGCTTTAAATTCAGTTGTTCCATCTGGCATAACTGGCACTCTTCCACAAAAATTTGGCAAATTAAAAGTAGTATTAGAAACTGACCCATATGGTAATACTAATATACTAGTCGTTCCTGTTATTGTTGCATTATTACTTATTACAAAATGAGTGGCATCAGTAATACTTGTAATAGTTGTTCCATCTGGTATTCCAGTACCCTCTATTCTTTCATTTAGATATAAATTACTTGTACTTGCAACTGTAACATTTTTAGTTCCATTTGATAAAGCACCATTTGTTCTAAAAGTTAACACATTAAATAAGTTTGCATAATCCGTTCTTGATGTACTTGCACCATTCGCAAAGAAATATCCACTTGGCGAAACAAACCCTGAAAATTGAATGACACTGCCCGTTATTCCTTCATTGGGAGTTGCCCCAGACATTGAACTTACTTTCCACCCTATAGAATCATTAACATATGTAAATCTAAAGTAGCTATTTGAATTAAATATAAAATCCGAACCACTTTGACCTTCTAGTTTTTCTGTAATATTATATGGTGTATTTTGAAGTGTTGACAAAGATACGGTTACTGTATTTTTTGAAGTATCTCCATTCACTATAAATATTTCAAAATAATCTCCAGATTTTAAATTAATACTATATAATCCCGTAGTATCATCTTTTTTTAACGTATTAGACATATCCACTGCAATAGATTGAGTAGACACATCGGTTAAATAAAGTTCTCCTATCTTAGCTGAAAACGAATTATTTTTAAAAAAAGGAGTAAGTCCACTTCCACTTCCCCCAAGACCCTTCGACCATACACCATTTAATCCCGTTCCATCCCCTTGGAATACATAAACACATTTATCAGTAGAACTAAATCTAACTAAAAAATTAACTGCTGGTTTATCATTTGGTAATCCAGCAGTTACAACTTCTTCATAATTACTTTTTGACATCCAATTTTCATCTATCCATGCTTTTTCTAAATATGACATCTATATATCACGTCCTTTCTAAATTTTTTAAATATAAAAAGGACTATTTTCATAGTCCCTAAACTGTTTCTTCAATTGTTATAATTATTGGATTAGATACACTATAGTAAAAACTACCTAATACTCCCAATGGTGGTAAATTTAAAATATTACCATTTATAAAATAATCACTTATTGAAATTGGTGGATTAATATAATTTGTTACAATATTATAAGGCTGACTACTATTAATAACACCTGATATAATTAAACTATTTGAATTTATAATTGTTGGAATAGTTGTTGCTGTGGCTGGATAATTTACTGTTATTTGTTTTTGTATAAATCCACAAATTACATAATATTTTTCAACTACAGCAGATAATCCACTCATATTTGTAATTGTTAAAGTCATAGTTAAATTATTATTACTATGATTATCAGCATCTAACACACTAATATTAGGTGAATAACTTGTATCATATGAAGATGTAGGCAATGTTCCAGTAACTAATGCACCTTTATTTGGTGAGGCTATTGCACAATTCGTTATTTTAACTTTTTGGTCAAAAGAACATAATACTGGCTTATTTTCACCTGTTCTAATTTTAGGAACTGAAGACGTATTAGTTACTGTAGGTGGTACATTGGCAATTTCAACACAAATATCTAAATAATTAGTAGCCCCATTATTTGCTCTAGTTCCTTCTATTTTTAAATTTGCAATTAAATCATTATAATCTCCATTTAATCTAGTTACTGTGCAATCATTTCCGACCATTGCATCAACATTTAATTCTGTTCCTATTGCACTTGAAATCAAAGTATCACAATCTGTTGAAGATACTTGCACTATACATGTTTCTGAATTTTTCAATGCACTAAATCCATTAGAGAATGTTTTACTTATTAATGTGATACTAGGTTTTATATTATTTAAAGGTAAGGTATCTGTACTTTCAGTTATATCACTCCAAGAACCTTCTGTGCTTTTAACTCTTATTGACGCTTTTAAATTTTGTAGAGTAATACCACGATTTGCTATAGTTCCTGAAACTGTTACTGTGGTGTTATTTGTTGCAGATATTGTTTGGTGTTGAAATGCACCTATATCTTGAAATTCTACAGTATCTATTGGTTTATCTGTAACAATTGTTACATTTATAAAATCTCCTTTTTTTAATTCTGTTTGGCTATTAGGTAGACTGCCAAAAGTAATTGACGATATTGAAGGTGGCGAAACTACAGAAAAAGCTATAGTATAAGTATTTAAATTTAAGGTTGCTGTTATTTTATTAGAATTTATATCTGTAGAATTCAGAACAACATAACCCGTATATGACCCTCCACCTATATTGGTTATTCCTTTCACATCTTTTCCATTCACGCTTACCAACCCTACATAGTCCTCACCCCTGTCCCACTCAACTGTAATTTTATAACTGTTATCATCAGACACTACAGATAAAATCGAGCCATTGTCAGGATAAGTATTCATTGTCTTTATTACACTTTTACTACTATTAATAGGTTCAACATTGGTTATAAATATATTACCTTTTGTATTACTATTTGCAGAAATCAAAACATAATCACTAGATAAAATAGGTCTTTCTGTTGCAACTGTATCTCCAAATGTATTAACTATAAATATGTTATCGTATTTATGAACAGTTTCACCTAAAATAGCACCGTCATTACTCAAAATGTAATGAGTTCCATTTACACCACTTTTTAAAGCAGAAAAATCAGATACCGAAATTGGAATAATTGGACTCATGCCACCTGAAATTGAATTTATAGCTTGTGATAAAGTATAAACTGCTTTTGAACTTGCTATAGTCGTAGAACTATTTGAACTCACACTATCTGTTACATCACCTTTAGATATTAATTTATCTTCTTCAGCAAAATAATATTTTAAAACGCAATATGGCTTGAATTGTCCTCCAATTAAGCCACCTTTAAATCCAATTGAATTTTGTGCTGTAAAAGTTATTTTATATTGTCTTCCACAAGTTAAATGTACTAGTTTAGGAAGAGTTTCTGTATGTAATCCTGTAGTTATAAATTTATATGTTAATCCTTGTTTTAACTCAAAAGGTGAACCACTATAGTATACTAAATTTCCAGTTAACACGTCTGTAATTGTATACTTGTAATATCCAGTAGTAGTATTGTCTGTATCAACTGCATATAGTGCATAATAACTATAATTGTTTTGAGATGGTATATTTATAGTAAAATCCCAATCAGTAATAGGTTGTGTTATACTAGTATCATTATTAACTATATAATTATAAGATGTATTTGTATCTTCTAATTTTTGTGAGTATACTTCTTTTCCAGATAATATTAATCTATCTAATCGTACATCTCCTACTTGTACTGAATTACCATCAGTTGTAATTCTTGCTAGATTTAAATCTCTCGTAGGAGTCTTGAAATTAACTGTACTATAAGCTGAATCTAAATTAATTACATCTGTAGTATAAGATCCAATTGTACCAATAGTTTTATATACCCCATTTTCTAATCTTTGATATTCTAATTTACTATTATTAGTTACTATTTTAAAAGAACCTTCTACTTTTTCATCACCAATAAACAAGCCATTAAGAAAAGTTTTGTGTTTATCTAAGTACAAAGTAAGGTCGTCCAAATTATTTCCCTCGAAATCCTTTAAAAATTCTACAAATTTACTCTTATCTATATTTCCATATAAAGTTAACCCTTCATCATAACTTCCATCAGGATTTTCAAAATATAGTTTATTATTATCAAATTTATGTTTAGGTTTATCTCCATTGATGCCTTTTTCACCTTTGATTAATGCTGTGGAGTCATTCCATAAACTTGAATCATATAATCCTTGTGGACTATCTGCTCCTCCCCAAGTATATAATGTTGCCATAGTTCCATTATTTACTATAGTCACAAGCCCATTTTGTAAAGAACCCATATTTGCACTAAAATAAGTGTCTCTTTCAGTTATACTTTTAAATATATATGAACTACTTACTGTTGCAATATTATTTATTCTATTTCCGTTTGAACTTGAAAAATTTAAAAGCATTATTCCAGCAAAAGCATTAGTCGACGTCAATACTATTTTATTTGGATCACTCGTATCAATTCCTAATGTTTCAGCTTTTCCCACACTATTTTTAATATATGGAATTACATCATCATTTAAGTTGTGGATTTTTGTCAATGTATATTCTGTATCTGATATTTTTGTCCAATCAGCAATAGTAAAACTATATGATTTATTATCATTTGTTTCATTAAAATTTATAGGATATTTTTTGAGATCCCCACCAATGTAAGTTTTTCCTTTATCGTTTGCAGAAGCCACCAACTGAGAAAGTGTATATTGTTCGTCTACAGTTAGTGAGTGCCACCCTGAAATAGATATAGGTATATTAGTTCCATCAGCCAGTATAAAATTAATTCCTGTATCTGTAGTGTTTATTCCTATAATACCAATACTTTCATATTTTGATGATATTTGTTTTCCTAATGCTTCAATTAAAGCTATTACTAAACCTAAATTCATAATTTATTTCCTCCTTTCTTATAAAACTCTAGGCACACTTGCAAGTAAAAACCATACTCCCTCATGCCAATTATTTTCTGGGTTTATATTCCCCGTATCTTCTAGAAATCTGGCAACGTACATATCTGTCATTGTGGTTAATATTCCTATAGTTCCTTGTGGAATAAATCCAATCTCATCATCATAATTACTAAAATTATTAGACATATAATTACTAAAATTACTAGTAGTTACTCCAGAATCTTCAGTAAAAAAATCAAGTTCTTTTGTAAAACGATTATATTCATTACCTTTTTTTATGTTGTAGCTTATAAAAGACATTATCAATCATTCCTTTCTATTGTATAATTTGTTCAGTTAATAATCTTTGCAAAAATTATCTTTTAAGATTTACTAATCTAAAATAAATCTTATAAAAACAACTGTGGATAAATGATGAATTTGAATTGGAATTTATTTTAAAAAGAGACTAGGATTTTATTTCCTAATCTCCTTTTATTGTTCTATTAATTTATTAATTATATCTGTTTAAATCAACCATCGCCAATCTACCTTCCAAAAAGTTTGGTTCTGTAAAATACCATTCATTAACTTGTTGTCTGCTTTTCATTATTTGATGGATTATTTTTTCTAACTTCATATATGATTTACATTCAATAGTTTTATAAATTTCTAATTCATCTAAACTTCCATTAAATCTGTGGCTACTTTTAATCTGTGAAAATCTTTTATCTATATCTTTTGAACAACCTATTTTTACGAAAAGCTTGTCCTCAGTAGATTTATTTAAATTTTTAATTATGTATACTCCACTCATTTTAAATCACTCCATAATTCAATTAGTATAATTCTCTGACACCGTAGGTGGAAGAAAAGCGTAGCGTTAGCTACAAGACTCTTATCCACCCAAACTTTAGTGCCAACACCTAACGCCCTGTCGGTTGTTCTTTTGTTTCGTCTTTCAGACTCACAAATAGAATTGACTTTTAATTTATTTTGTCACTTTCAGAAAACATTATAATAGTGATTGTATGAATCCCCTATATACAATATAACAGACTCTAAAAGTGACTATTTTTTATTTTTAGTTTTCTTGACATTAGCCTTAATGTTTTTAGAATTCACATTAATTACACTATTGTTTAGTTGACTATAATTTGCTATATAATCATCTTGTGTCCTAATATATTTCCTATCAGATTCTAATAGTGTTCCAAGATCAGGAGTTGCTTTATCTTTTCTTTTTTCAGCATTGTCCATTATTCTATTCATAGCACCACTATTAATTATATCTGACTGTTCTTTTTTTAGTTCTTTACTCCAATCATCATATCCACGCTTTTCTAATTCATTTGCTAGAATATCAAAATCATAAATTATATCATAAGCTTGAAAATAGAAGTTTAAGTCTTTCATTTCTCTTCTTATTTCTTTATAGCATTGGTCGTAATATTGTTTTAATTTATTCTTTAAAAAGACATCTGTTAATTTTTCAAATCCCATATCAGTTAGCACTTTCTTTTCTGAAACATTAATAAGAAGTCTTTCTTCATCTGTAGCTTGTACATAAATTACATCTGATTGTACAACTGGCTTGATTATTTCTATTTCTTCATCAAATTCATCTACTTGAGTAATATGTTGATATGTAACATCCGTTAGTACATTTTTGCAAATCAATAATGTACTATTTAATTGTATTATCTTTTTATTAGATAAATTTTTAAGAGCTTTTTCTAAATTGCCTAATATCATAGAATCAACACAAGTATAATAATCATTAACTACTTCTTTTTTTACTTCTAGATATGAAGCTAATTTATCTTGCCTTCTTTTGCAATATGAATAATTAGTATTAGTCAAGCCAACATTTCTAAGTAATACTCCACGACCAACAACATATTTATTATTTTGTCCTCTAGTAAGCAATTCACCAATGATATTCAATTCAATATTTTCAACATATTTAGGTGTGTTATTATCTTGTTTTCCCCTCATATCAATTTTCTCCTTTACCTCATTAAAAACTTTATCAATGATTATTTTTTGTCCTTCCTTATGATATTCAAAATATCTTTCCCAATCTTTCAATTGTAATTGTTTTGACTTTCCTGTTTTAATTGGTTCATTTATTATTATGCATAACTCTTTGTAATTTTTATATTCTTTTAATTCTAAATTTTCTATATTCATTATTTATCACCATATGGAAGATAACAATATAACAATTCATCTTTATATTGTTCTATAATGTTTTTAAACTCTGAAAATTTTTCTTTTAATTCTTGAACAGCATTTCTACACCATAAATCGAACCAAGGATTATATATTACTTCTGTTATGCCACAAACTCTTTTTGTTAATTCTAATTCCTTTTCTGAAATTAAATCTTTAATTGCAAAATATTGATAATCACATCCATTTAAATCCATCATATATTCTTGTAATGCTTTGTAATTTTTATTATCTGCTTCAATTTTATATTCTTTATAATCATTATAATTATCAATTTCTCCGATTTCTTCTAAATACTTAATATTTTCTAATAGCATATTATAAATATATTTTGTATCTTCCTCATTTTCATCCCATTTTTCTAAATCACATATACATTCTTCCTCATTGCATCTTTTTACAATTGAACTACACAAATGTAAATTCCATGTTTCCTTGTTATGCTTTATTTTATCTATCTCGTTATATAGAGATTCTATTGTTAATTCTTTTTCTTTAGAATTATTATATTCATTTGCATTTATTAATTTAATTACATTTGATACTTTATCTTCATTAATATCAAACCATTCATTTACAATTTTATTTTTCTTAAATTTTTTATGTAAATCTATTTCTAATTTATCATAATTTTCACATAATATATAACCTATTAAATCTACGTCTACTTTCTCTTCTCCAATATGTCTAAAAGTTGAATATAATTGTGTCATTCTTTGATAAATGTTTTTAGATTTTCCAATCTTAATAAGATTATTAGAATTATTTTTTATAAAATAAACACCTCCTTTATTTAATAATTCTAATTTAGATTCTCCTGTTTTGAATTTAATTAATTGTTCTTTGTTCATTAAAATCACTCTCTTTCATTTTTTATAGTTTGGACTATATAATTTCACTCTCTTATATATTCCAATCGAATTTCCACTCTAATTAATTTGGTTCACAACTAATAAGGTTAGAGTTAATTACTCTCTAACCCATCAATCTTATATATTTCCAAACTAAAGGAAGTGAGCGAATACTCCCTATCACAACATACAAGTTTTTCATAATAAAAAGACCTAGAGTATTTCATCTAAGCCCTTTCAAATCCCAATAAATTAATTGATTTATTGTCTTTTTATATTATATTAATTTATTGTGATACTGTTTGATTAGCAGTATCAACTACATTGTTCATAATATTAGTTGCATCATTGCTATTAACTGTAATTCCACTAACTGTTACATTATTACTTACATTTGAATTAACAACTTGATTCAATGTAGCATTGATACTATCCAATTTAGCTTGAAATATTAAAGGTAAATCCCTTATATGACTCTGTATTATTTTTTATTTGTTCTCTTATTCCATTTCTACATAATTGTACTTCTAATATTTTTTTGCTTTTATCAATTAAACATTTTATAGATTCAAAAACTCCTAATGATTCTCCATTCTTAAATACTTCTATTTTTTTTGTTACCTTGTATCCTGTTTTTATGGAATTTCTAATTTGTTCTTCTTTAGCATTGTAGTAACACCAACCAAGTTTATTTCCCTTTTTTAAATAATTTCTAACTGAATCTGAACTAATATTTAAGATTAATCCAATTTCAGTAGTTGTCATTTCAAGGTTATTATTTTTTAATTTACAAGCTTCCTTAACTCTGTTACTTAACGCAAATTCTTCACATTTAGTCCAATCAATATTAGATAAGTCAAATAAGATGTTTAAATATTTATTTAATATTATATTTTGTTTGATATTTAAATTATCATCGTTATAAATTATTCTAATAACTTTATACCCATTATCTAGAGCCAGTTTATCCTTTTCATTGTCTAAAAATATAGATTCTTCTTTCGTCTGCCCACTTCTATTATTATCTGTTCTATGAAATCCTCCATCTACTTCGATAATTATATTTTTATCTTCTAAAATAAAATCATATTCTCCTGAAACTTCTTTTTCTTTATATAGATTATAGAATTTACACCAATCAAATGTATAATTATCTATGAAATCTTGTTTTAATTGAGTTAGTAAACTAAATATGTACTTATGACCATAACTAAAGCCATCCCCACATTTACATGATATTGAGTGATTTGTATATAAATCACATATTTTTACCATCTTTTCTAATTTACAATCTGGACATATGACGCTTACTTTATTATTGCTTCCATGTGTATGAGTTTTAGCATCTTCTTCTGACACACCCAAGTCACACATCCATCTAGCAGTATCCCATATTGTGTTAATACCTAATACTGTAGTTAATCCATGACAACATGAGCAACCATGTCCTTTTAATAAATCATATTCTACAATCCAACCTTCATTATATCTACATCTATTGCATTTGTATTTATAATATTTCATGTTATACTTTTTGTTTTTATTATCATATTTTAGTCTATATTCTTTGTCTACAATAATTATATCTCTCTTATTGTCTTGAAATCTATCTCCTATTTCGAGTTTAAATTCCGAAGTATATTTCTTTAAAATTGTACCTAACTTACATTTTAAAAAATTTCCACATAATATTATAGACTCAAGATTGTTATGTTTTATTATTAATTCCTTAGTAATCTTATTATATTCAATAATTTCAACATATCCTGTTATATCATCATATATAAATTGTACTTTACAACCTATACTTTCTTTCCAATTTATTTTATTTCTATATCTACCTTCTGTATATCTAGGTAATTTATCTGAATATATAATTCTTTTTGTATCTTTCATAATTATCCACACTCCTTATTATTTTATTTTAATTTATTTTTTAATATATTAAATTCATGAATTGATTCTTGTAACTTATCAGAATTTACAAAAGAATAAATCTTTCCATATTTTTTATCATCAAACTTCATATAATTAAATCCTAAAAATACTAATGCATCCGCTAAACTCTTTTGATTTATTGCAAAATATTTATTCATAATTAACCATCCTTTCTAAATTAGACATAATAAAAAGACCTAAATTTAAATATTAAAAATTAAAATGTACCCTATAGAGTAGACAGTTTAAAAAAGTCTACCTATAGGGTATTTTTGTGTATAATAAAATAAATAATATTAGAGGTGGAGACTATGAGTAAAAAGATTTTTACAAATAAAGAGATTGAAATACTTTCAAATAATAAACATGTAAAAAATGTGAGCGCAAAAGGTGTTACATATACTGAAGAATTTAGAAATATCTTTATTATAGAGCATGACAAAGGAAAAATTCCAAGAATAATATTTACTGAGTGTGGATTTGATATAAATATTATAGGCATGTATAGAATAAGTTCTGCTGCTAAGAGGTGGAAAAAAGCGTATAAAGAAAATGGTGTTATAGGGCTAAATGATACTAGAAAATTAAATAGTGGAAGACCAACTAAGAAAGAGTTGTCCATAGAGACTAAATACGAACGCCTTCAGGCTCAAATTAATTTATTGAAAGCAGAGAATGAACTGCTAAAAAAAATACAATTCCTAGAAAGGGGGCTGATAAAGAACAAATAAATTTATGCGCTAATCAAAAATTTATCATCATAAAATCAGTAATTGAAAAGTATAAACATAGCAATATGATTAGCAATTTATGTGATTTAGCAGGCGTTTCACGTTCGGGGTACTATAATTATTTTTCAACTAAATCTAAAGGATATAGAGAGTCTAGAGATATAGAAGATGAGTTGATTAGAGATAATATAATTAAGGCATATAAGTTTAAAAATCGTAAAAAGGGCGCTAGACAAATTAAAATGACTTTAGAAGGTCAGTTTGGAATTATATATAACTTGAAGCGTATTAGAAGAGTTATGAAAAAATATAGTATCATTTGTCCTATTAGAAAAGCAAATCCATATAGAAGAATGATGAAAGCAACAAGAGAACATACTGTTTTACCAAATCTACTAAAGAGAAATTTCAAACAAGGTATACCAGGTAAAATATTACTAACAGATATAACATATTTATTTTATGGTAAAGGTCAAAAAGCATACTTATCCACAATTAAAGATGCCAGCACAAATGAAATAGTAGCATATAATGTATCATCGAGTCTAAAACTAGATATAGTAACTGATACAATACAGAATCTAAAAGACAATAAATCAATAGAATTACATAAAGATGCATTTATCCACTCTGATCAAGGTGTACATTATACTAGCCCTAAATTTCAACAAGTAGTTAAAGATGCTAAATTAGGACAATCTATGTCTAGACGAGGTAATTGTTGGGATAATGCTCCACAAGAGTCATTCTTCGGGCATTTTAAAGATGAGGCATATATAAAGCAATGTGAAACTTTAGATGCGCTAAAAGAAGAAGTTAATCAATACATGATTTATTACAACGAATATAGATATCAATGGGATTTAGAAAAGATGACTCCTGTCCAATACAGAAATCATCTTCTCAATGTAGCCTAGGCTTTTTTAAATCGTCCTTGACAAAGGGTACATTTTAAATTTAGGTCTTTTTATTATAGTTATTTATATTAATTATTTATTGTATATTTGTAGTAGGATTAACAACTTGAGTCAAAGTATTGGTGATAGAACTTAGCTTGTCCTGTAATATTTTTTTATCTGCCTCAACTTGTGAAACTTGAGCATTTAAACTATCTACTTGGTTAGATAACTGTGCATTAGCTTGTTCAACATTAGTCTTATCTGAAGTTACTTGTGATATTTGTTGAATCAAAACATCTTTATCAGACTGTAATTGATTTATTTGATTAGTCAATATACTTGTATCCACAACTACTACAGACTTTTCTGGTAAAATGGTCTTTGATACTGCACTAGTAGGGTCAATTTTTAATGTAGCTAATTTGTCCTCAATAGTACTTTCTAAATATAAATCTACATCTCCAAGACTATCATTTAATACTTTAAGAGAATCATCAGAAAGTTGTTTTATAGTATTGTTTTTTACAATTTCTAATAATTTATTAATTTCATCAGGAGTTACTTTTCCATCTGCAATACTTTGCAAAATAACAGGCTTTAAAGTTACATCAACATTAGTAATATTCTTAATAACTAATTTATCTACTGCATCTAATGTGGAATCTACTATTTTTCTAACTTTCTCATCCTTTATTAACGATGTTTTTGTTTTTAAATAAGTAAATAATACACCAACTTCTTTTAATAAATAAGCTAAACCAAAAGCTATTGCACCTCCTATAATAACTTGTTCAATTAATAATAATTGATTTTGTAATTGTTCCATAATTATCATACTCCTTTTGCCTTTTACGTAGCATAACATATTATATTTTTTAAATTTATTTTTGAGGTATAGAAGTTTCCCATTCTCCATTTTTATTTACAGTATAACCATCATTGGTAGTACAATCTTGATATAAAGAACCATCTGTAGCAAAACAATAATATTTTCCACCAATGTTCTTCCATTTAACTATTTCAGGTGTTCTAGCTTGTACCATATTACCATTTTGGTCTAAATAATACCATTTATCATTTTCATCTTTCTTCCATTTATTTGTTAAAATATACCCATTGTTATCAAAATAATAATAATATGAAATAGAACTATCTGTACTATCAACTATTTGATTCCAACAATTTGAATAAAAATCAGTACCATCAGAAGAATAAAACCAACCATAATCATCATTATTCCAACCAACTGAATATTTGGTATTTTGCAAACTAGAACCAACTAATCCATTTACAATTGCATTTGCTATATTTTCAATATTGTTTCTATACAAATTACAATCATTTTCATTTGTACAGAAGCATATTTCTATTAACATCGACTTAGCTTGAGGACGATGTACCATCGCAAGGTTTGAGCCATCTTTAATTCCTCTATTACAAAAACCAATTGATGCAATATTATTTAATATTTGTCTTGCTTCATATATTTCTTTTCCACCATATGTAAATATTTCTACTCCATTTGCGGTTAAATTATCTGAGGCATTTGCATGAATACTTATACACCAATCACTTTTATTATCATCTGATTTATTATATCTTTGCCATAATGAGTTACCTACACTTATACAAGAGTTAGGTCTTGTCTCAATTACTGTGTTACCTAAATTTTTTAATTTAAATATTACTAAACTACCTACAGCATCAATTATTTCTTGTTCAGAGATATTACCGTCTGCCCCAATATCATAAGGGGAGCATTCATGTCCTAAATCTATTGATATTTTCATTTTATTACTTCCTTTCATTTTTTGATTTCATTAAAATAGACGACAACATTTGGAGTTATCGCCAAAATTAATACAGTTTAGTTTACATAATAAAATTATGTCTCCTAAAAGTCCTTATAAATTGATTCTTTTAATTTAAAGTTTACATAGTGAACCAGTTAGAGTATAAACTTAACAAAGTAGCATATGTTTGAGGACTAGTAATATGTGTACAACCACCATAACAATACATATAATCTGCACAAATAGTATTAGTTCCATTTTTAACTGCTTGCATTAAATCTATATTAGTTTGTGGAATGCTAGTCAAACTAGTACAATTATTAAACATAAAACTACAATTAGTAACACTATTAGGTATTATAGGTGCATTAGTTAAACCAGTACAACCATCAAACATAGTATCACAATTAGTAACACTATTAGGTATTATAGGTGCATTAGTTAAACCAGTACAATCAATAAACATAAAACTACAAACGGTTAAAGTGTTATCGATATTAGTGCATTCAATTAAACTTTTTTTAGTATTTGTATTCCCATTACCATTTGTTGTATTCACCCTTTGTCTAGTTTTTACAGTATAAATACCTTGACTTGCATATGTATGAGTTAAACTTGTATCTATCATACCATCTCCCCAATTTGTTTGTGTTCCCTCGTTTATATTTTGTAACGTCAAAGTATAATTGCTAGTAACTTTAGTTAAATTAAACACATATACATTGTAAGATTTATCTGTAAATCTATCAAATACTAGATTACTTCCATAATATATTTTATTTATTATATTATTCCCATAATGAACATCTTTAATTTCTACTCTCATATTCCTTCACCTACGCTTTTATTAAATACAAAGTAGTGGCAACAGGAGTCGTTATAGCAGAATATTCAGTTGCAGTTAATGCTACCACTGTTGCTTTTAAATTTAAAGCCGTTTGCATTGCTGTTGATATTGGTTTGTTTAAATCACTTGTATTATCTACATTTCCTAACCCAACATCTGATTTAGTATAGGTAGGTGCAGTATATACTTTGCTCTCTACTCCATCTATTTTTATATTTCCATTAGTAGTACTTGTTGTAACAGTACTTCCAGAACCAGTTGGGAGATTATTTAAAGTATTTTCTATCTTAGTAGCATTATCATCAATTTTTTTTATATCACTGCCTGTTAATTTTTCATTGTCTGTTTTATTTATTTTCTCTAATGTTGTCATAAAGTCCCTCCTTTAATTTATTTTTACACAACAAAAAAGAATAGCAAAAATACTATTCTTAATCACTTTATGTGTTTTAATTTTCTATTATTACAATGTACTTTTTAAATGACTGTGCAATAATCCTATTCCTCCATAATTAGTGTCTCCTCCATTTTTTATGCATTCTTTTTCGAATATTGTATCACTATCTTTTGAAGGTTTATCTAATTTATCTAAAGCATAATGTGTCATTTCATGAATAATATATTTTTCTTTTTGAATATCTATATTTCCTTGATTTATTTCTATAGATATTGGAGTATACTTGTCTTTATATGTTTTATAGTTATATAATCCATTTATTGTAACTCCATCTTTATCAGTTATATTATTATAATAAATGGGAATATCTAATGTTATATTATAAGTATCTTTTAGCCATTGTTTAGCATAATTTTCTAAATCTTGATTAGTATTTAAATTATCTGCATAAATAATATTACTATGTGCTCCTAATTCTATATTTAAATGGTCATTTTTTATTTCTGTATAAGCTAGACTACATTTACTTAAATCATCTATATTATTGCAAACCAAATTCTCATTTGACTCTAGGGGTTTAAATATATACTTATTTGCTTTAATATTATATAAAGACCAACTTCCATTAGAATATTTAATAATAGAGTCTCCATTTTCTTTAGTCTCGGTATTAATACCATAAAGTCTTTCATTATCAATCTTACCATTATTAACAATTCCATACTTATTACAAAAATCATTAATGGTTTCAACTTTATCACTTGCAAAACTTGGTGTTATATTAAACATCACTACGATTCCACTAATTGCAACTATTTTTATCAAGTTCTTTATTGACTTCATATTCATGTTATTCACTCCTTATATTTCAAATTATATCATATTATTTCCTGTATTTCTATAATTTAATTATATATTAAGGAGTGATGTATGTCAATAGTATTTCTATTAATTTATTAACTTCTTATAAAACTTTCATTTTATCCTATCACAAAATGTGTTTGGTTAATATGAGAATTTTACTCCCAAATCTCATATGTATATGTTCCAGATCCTACAGCCACTATATATATTGATGTACCAGAGGAGTATACAGAGTCTGTGCGTGTAGCATAACCATATCCAGTTATTATATTTTCTCCATTAATATAATAATTTTGGGTAGGATTGCTTGTACTTTGAGAGAATTTAAATATACCTACAGATGGAGTAAATATAAAATTTATCGCTATACAATTTTGATTATTATATCTGACTGTCGTTCCTGTACCAGTAGTATGTTTTCTTCCTAATGATATATTCCCAACTAAACTAGCTAAATTTCTTAATGTATCACCATTATTAGCTGAAACTCCTTTATTATTTAAATTACTAGCTAATATATTTTTATCATATTGTATTTCATTAATTATATCTCCAAATGTGTTACTACTTGAAACATTACCAACAACACCAGTAACACTAGTCTTTCCATTATTGGCATATGTAAAAGCCGAATCTGCTCTAGCTTGTGCAGTATTTGCTAAATTAGTTGCATTATTAGCTGTATTTTGTGCTGTATTAGTTTTATTCATAACTTCTGCTAGGCACGTCTCAGCATTAACTCCATTGTATAAATTAGCACTATCAACCACAGTTACTTTGCTTGCAGTTAAATCAATATTATTAATAGCTATTTTTAATTCAATTAAAGCTCCTTCAACATTACTGCTAGTAAAATAATTAGCACTATCAAGTATAATCATATCTCCAGCTTTTACAGTTTGCTCTACCCATACATTATTATCTGAATATCTTTTTAATACATTTTGTCCATTATTTATATCCCACCATATTACAAAATGGTCTAATGGTTCATCTGTTCCAATCCATATTTTATCAGCACATGCCCATTTAGTATTATCTGTTACTGCTATTCCTATAGTCCCATCTACTAAACAATAATATAATCTATGATTGTAAACGCACGCATCTCCAACGTTATATGTAGTCAGCAGGTCATAATTAGCTGTACCATCTGTGCCTTTCTTAATAGATACATTTAAAGATGGGTCGCCTTTGTCTCCTTTGATAGTATAACGAATCCAATAATCATCAGTTGAAACTTCGCTATTCGGTTCATAATTTAAATTATTATCAACTTTACTTGTAAAACCTTGTCCATTATGTAAAACTAAATTCCCTTCTGAATATATTATTGTATTAGTCCATTCTCCTTGATATGAATAATTAGATATTATTTTTTCAAATTCTGCTTTCTTTTGTTCTGTAAATACTACTATTCCATCTCTCATATACATTTGCATACCTAAAATACATGCACATAATTTATTCCATGTATCACTTGTTGGTAGATATTCTTGTAAATTAACTTCTAATCCAGTCATTTCTGTCTTTTCTGCATCTGTTGTATATTGTTTGTTTTTCAATACGTAGTATCTATCAACCATATCTGAATGGGCTTTATCCATATCTTGAAATACAATAAAACTATCTAATGTTAAATTATCATCAGTTGTGAATGTTGAATATCTTGGTACTATATCACTAGTCATATTAGTTGCCATTGTTGTTCCTCCTTAATTTTTGCATAATAAAATAGACTAAAGAAAAATAAATCTCTAGCCTATTTTTGAGTTACTGTTTAGCCATTGTTTTAAATTACTCAAATTCCAATTTGGATTACCATTTATAAATACTGTTTCTTCTTTATCAAATTCTTTAGAAGTATTGATTACATCAGATAATAAAGAAATAGTACTATCCGTTTTCGATAATATTGTAAACTTAACTAATTCATTTTTATATTTTATTGCGTATGCTTTTATTCTATCTCCTACTTGCAAATTTCCTATATTTTGTATTGTAAATAAATTTAATATTTTCAATGCTAATAAATGACAACCATCACTAGAATCTATATAACTGGAAACTTTAATGTTATTTGGTATTTTTATAACAAATCTTATTCCAAGTTGAGAATTTGGATAGCTTGTGCTTATTGTTCCATCTGTATTAAATATTTTTATTTTATTTACATCTAAATTATCTATAGTTCTTGTAAAATAAGGCTGAGTTGAAGTTAAATCAATTATCCCCTTATCATTGCCTAATATCATATCTCCAACAATTGCTTTTCCTAATATACTACTTGTATTTGCATTTAATAAATCATCAATTGTAGGAATATAAACTTTCATATTATCTCCATCTATATTATTATCAAGTAATATATTTTTAAAATCGTCTTCTAAAAATGTTAAAAATCCATTTTCACTTGCATAACTAGGCATTATATCATTATCATAGGATTTACTATACCAAGTGTTTCTACCATCTGTTACTCTTTTTACATCAAAATTCATTAATCCTAAATCAACATCATTTTGAATAAAGAAATATAATTGGTCTGTTGATAATATGTCTCCTAAAACAAATGAATGAAGTTCATATAATTTAATTCCATTTACTATTTTGGATAGCGAAAACATATTATTATAACGAGATAATTGTATATAATTATTATCATCCAATACAAATTTCACTAACATTACATCATTATTTTCTAAATCTCTTGCCCATATTTTAGCAGTCCAATCTCCGTCTAGACGAAAAGCTCCATCTTTGTCCCATATTACTACTGTGTTATGTAAGTCTGCCCACGTATCATCAATATAATTAATATCATCTCCACTAAAAATCCGTCCTCTAATTTGTCTAACATAACTTGTTATTTTTACACTACCTGTAGTCGAACTATTTTCAGTTTTTAGTACTGCTGGAAGTTTTGTTTGTAAGTATACACAATAAAAATCTTGAGTTACACTATTTTCCATTCCACTAGAAGTTCTTACTTTTAATTCCATTAGATAATTTGTTTTATTTTCTAAATTTGAAAATTGATATTCCAATAATTTATCTAATAAAACTTCACTGGATGCAATTAATGCACCATCTTTATATAAATTATATATATAACTGTATAATTCGTCTCCCTCATTTTGATTATATGTAGCCATTATTAATGGATTTGGACTTTGTATTTTACCATCAATAATTGTAGTTATATTTAAATTTGGTGGAGTTAAACATTTTACTAAAACAGTATCACTCCATGCAGAATATTGATTATTTGAATTATATGTCCGCATTTTTATTTGATACGTATGTCCATTAATTAATGTATTAAGTGGAATTGTATTATAAAAATCAAAACTTTCAACTTTTTTATTATATATCACAATAGATGAATTGGAATTATCTACAATATTTATTTCATTTGCATATACCAATTCACCACCAACTACATTAAAATTAACAATATTGTCAACTAATGCATTCATTGGTACTAATGAAAGTGAACTTGTAGGTGTAGTTATAATTGGTCGTGTCAAATTTGTAGATGTTCCTGTTGAATAGTCTACTATTTTATTAAAAGTCCATGTTCTAATTGAAATATTATCGCAAATATCTGTAACTCTGATAACAATTGTATGACTTCCTGATGTTATATTACTCCAATATGTACCTGATAAACCATATGTAAATTTAGTTTTACTTGGTTGATTTTCTAATGTTCTTGTAACAGACCCATCAAGTATTTCTTCAACTTTAAATAAATCATTTTCTGGGTCTGTTATAGTGTATTCTTGTACAATACTAGATGTAAAATTTCCTAAAAATCTATCATTATCTGATATTGCTGGTGGTAGGTCAAGCTTTTCTAACATTATTCTCCAATTAGAATTATCTGTTGTTAATATATTAGAAGAAGTATTAATAGCATTTCCACCTCTGATAATGATATTGTTACCATTAACATCTTTAGTTAAAGAAGGAGTATTCCACCAATGAAGCAAAGTGTTTGTATTAGAAGTAGAAATAGTCGTTACATTATAGTTCCCACTTAAATCATCTGCATTTGGTATTAATAATGTATTAAGATTTATTTGATTTAATACAAAATCATTCCATTCTTTATTTGTTATTAATCTGATTTTATATTGTGAATCACCAATATTTATCAAAGAATTTCCACTTACAAACCCTTGTATATTTAATTGATTATAACTAATTCCACTTAATAAATTTTTAGTGGATAATAGATAATGATGTGCTCCACTATCGATTACTAACCATTCAATATCAGTTCCACTAGATTTTAACTCTAAAACTGCATTATTTATATATGAAATTGGTACAGATGAAAATTGCGCTTGTATACCATTCTGATATAAACTACCCTGTACTACTTTTTGAACTGACAAAATATATTCACTCCCTTCTTAATAATTTAATTTATTTTTAACTTGTTGTGATTTCATAGGTTAGATTGTTTTTTTGTAATGTATCCATATCTTTGCCATTTCCTATCTCAGTAAATGTGCAGGTATATTTGTAGAGTCCCCATCCTGCGTCGTCACCAAACAAAGGATTCTTTTTAATATCACTTAAAACTCCTAATGTATAAAAGCTGTGAGTTCTGACCAACATAGGTTTACCAGTATGTATAAATTCTTCAAAACTTTCTCTATAGGCATTTTCAGCTTGCATATCAATTTTTCCACTATTAGATTCACAATTTGGACTAATTATATCAAATGCTAAACTACCCGACATATATTTAGAACCTCCACATAATATTGCTGGATATTGAGAAGATAATGTCTTCATAACAGTTTTATCCTCATTGAGACTAATATCCGATAAATTTAAATCGAATCTTAAAGGATAATTTACTAAATCTCCGCTACTATTTCTACCAGTTAAAAATAAGCTTTTATACATTGGTGTTATATTACTTGTAACCCCAACTCCTTCAAAATTTTGAACCACAGGAATTAATGTATAATCGTAGTTATATCCTGCACAGATATAAAAATCTTCTGTATCATAATTCTCTATATCATCACTAAAAGGATAATCTATCATAGTCTGCCAAGTTAAATCTCCAACTTTTCTTCTTTTAAATCTTATTTTTTGAATTTTTATACCATTATTTGTCAGATTCCCTGCTTCAAGTGAATTTAAGAAGTGACATAAAAACCCTGTATCCATAGTCCAAGGAGTTTGTTCTATAGAATTTTCACTATCTAATGTTTCATCTATTTTTATTTCATCTATCACACCATTTGAAGCAAATAAACTGGATACTTTACTATTTGTATGACAATTTTCTAAAAAAGGTTTTCCGTTAAATCCGAACCTTGTAATAAAACCCATTATTAATTCACCTTCTTTCTATCTTTAATTTGTTTTTAAAATTGATGTTTAATTTTGTTTTAATTTGTTTTTTATAACAAAAAAAGAACCTAATATTTTTTATACTAGATTCTTAATGTTTTTGTATTAAATTGTAATTATTAGTAATAAGTGATATAATTATTATGCCATCTCATATTCGAATATTCCTATGGGGATGGGAGGCGATTATATCATGAACTGTAATAAATCTAAAAAACTATTTGATAAAGATACTGTTTTAGCAATACTTGCAATTTCAACTGGGCTTCTTAATTTTGCTACAACAGTAATTTTAATATACATTAACATATCCCATTTTTAATATACTAAAGATAGATTGAGTTAATTAAAGGACTAGTATAATTATATCATTTTAAAAGCGTGACTGAAACTCATGTGGGATGGTAAGTGATATAATTAGAAAGTCTTTTTTAATTATAGATATAAAAATAAGATACCTACTGAAACTAAGTATCTTATTTACATGAACTGTATATTTAAATTTTATTTGTAAACTTCTTTTACTTCTTTATTTTAATCCCCTTGGATTAGATTGTCAACTATTATTTTTTCATAATAAAAGAGCCTAGCTTGTACTAAACTCTTTAATGATTACTAAAATTTGCAACTAATTTTATTTTTTTTAGTTCCATAATAAATTCATCTGGATATAATATCTTTATTTCTTCTTTATTTTTATTCTTTATAGGATTTTTATCATCTTTTAATGCATGGATATGAGCATCTTTACTAATTATATAGTTAGCATTTCCATCTATAGCACAAGAGAAAAACATATTATCATCTTTATCACTGCATTTACTAAAATTATGAGATGGTTTAATATTAGTTGTTCTTAATAAGGCTTTTGATAACATTTTAAATATTATCTCTATTTGACTCGCAGTGAATTCGTATTTTTTAAATGAACTATGTAAAATTCTATTAAGTTCTTCTTGCATTTCGTGGCTCATTATTAACTCAAATTCACCATTCTTTTCCTCTTTTAATATTAAACTACAATCTTTATTATTTTCAAAAAATGCTCCTATAAATATATTAGTATCTAAAATTACATTCATTTGTCTTCACGTACCTCTCTTAATATCTTCTTTGAAATTTCATGAACCTGTTGTGATGTATATCCTTTTCTTTGTATAGCCTTTTGACATATATTTCTAATTATATCCCATTCACATTCATTCGATTGTGTATCTTCAATATATTTATCCATAGAAATGACATTTTCCATACTAACACCCCCATCTTTATTTAATATACTTACGTTTTTTATATATCTCTTTATAACCATATAATACACCCCTTAACATAATATTACAAGAATTTTATTCCAATTAAACCAACTTAATAGTTATATTGTAAATTATTACCTTTTAATTTTACCACAATCTTATATATGTTAAAATATAAATATTAGTAAAGTTTTGACAATAATAAATCAATTTATAATTATCAATCTGTTTATATCTATATTTTAACATATTTCTACAAATTATACGATAATATTCTTATTATATTTTATAAAAATGATTGATTATATAATTTAAAGCTTTTAATAGGATTATATTAAATAGTTTTCAAGCTGATTTTTCTAATTCTTTAAGTTTATTTTCTATATCATATTTAATTCTTTCTTCTGAAGTTAGGTCTTGAACATATTTAAAAGTATATCCTTTGTATTGTGGCTTTTTACCACGACATACTGCTGATATATTAGCTTGCCATAATTTAGTTTCAAATAATTTTTCCGACTGTCTTTCTAATGAACGTCCTGATTTGAACAAATATATATATTTTTGATTTTTGAACATTATTATTGGATTTAAAGCTGAATTTAAACTACATCGTTTTCCATTTCTCATTATTTCTTCTTTTGCATTATAATTAATCCAATTCCATATCTCAGAACCTTGTTTTAGGTATTTTCTTATAGTTTGTCCTTCTAACTTCATTATTTCACCTATTTCGGTTGTTGTTAAATTAGGAGTATCTCTTTTTAATTTACATGCTATTTTTACTAAATTTGAGCAAGAAAATTCGGCACATTTTAGCCAATCAACTTTACTTAAATCGAACAATTCATTTAATCTACTATTTAACATTCCATTGTCGTTATCTCTAATCCACTCCAATGTGCTATATCTACAATCAATCACTATATAGTTTTCTTCTTTAATTCCATTAGATAAAGCTAATTCTTTCTTTAATCTATCATTTTCTTGCTCTTCTTTAATTGACTTTGTAAAAACTCCACTTGAATCTTCATAGTGTTGAATTCCATGCGTTTCTATTACATATAGTTCATTATTTAACTTAAAATAAAAATCATATTTATATTTATTACACCATATAAAAGTCGATTTGGATAGTTGTATTTGAAAATCCAAATCTAACTGTTCTAAAATTGAAAATACAAATTTTTCTGGATAAGGAATTTTGTCACAGCAAGAGCATCCAATAGAATGTCTATTATAAATTTTAGAAATCGTCATCTTTTTATCTTTAATCCTCCCACAATCAGGACATATGGGGAAAATCTTTTCATTACTACTATGAGTATACAATTTAGCTTCTTCATATCCACCTTGAAAATATGGTATCATCCAAGGTGCAGTTGAAGGAATATCATTTATTCCTTCAACTAAAGTCTTATTATTTTTGCAACAACATCCACAACCTGTTTTTTCTCCTAATAATGAACCTTCTCTCACCCAACCTTCAGTCCATCCACACTTATTACAAGTATATTTATACCATTTTACGTTTTGTCTTAAGTTACCATTATCATTATAAGTAGGTCTATATTCTTTATCTGTAATAGTTAAATTTCTTTTTATATCCCGAATATGAGCCCCTATTTCTAATTTAAAATTTGATATTCTTCTTCCTATTATTCCTTCGATATAACAATTTAATAAATCATGAGTGTATAATTTATTTTTTTTACTATTATACTGTAATAACAAATTTCTCGTATTTTTATTATATTCTATAATTTCAATATTGCCTTCGATATTATCATATATAAAAAATATAACATATTTAGGACTTTTTTGCCAATTTATTATTTTACTGTTATTATTTTTTAATTTAGGTAAACACTCTAAAAATATATGTCTGCATTTACCACTTTTAATCTTATTTTCATGTTCTAGCTTCCACTTCTCAATATACTCTAAATATTCTTTCTCATTTAATTGTTCCATAACTAATTCCTCCATTTTAATTATATTTCTCCTAATAATTAAATAAAGTAGAAAAAGTAACTTAGAAGTTGTTACTTATCAATATTAACAAATCGTCGACTATCTACTAATATCTATTCTCTACTCCTATATATTATAAAGTATTTCTACGATATAACCATTAATTAAACGCAATCAATAATAAATCTTTGATTCAATCCATCAACTTTAACTATTAAATTCATTGTATTATACGTCCATTCATCTATGTATTTACTACTAACAAAATAATTCTCAAATTTCCATTGGTCTGTTTTAGTTATCTCTGCAAATTTATTAAAGAAGTCTTTGACATTAACTATATCTAGTTTCATTTCATATTCATCATCTGTAGTAGGATCATAAAACTTATCCCACTCTTCACCACTTATAATTACTAAATCATTATCCCAATCTCTTTGTTCTTGTAAGAAATTTAAGAACCCTAAATATTCTATGGTTCTTTGTGGTAGGTTGCTTTCATAATCATTATTAATAATTGTTTCCATAATAACACTCTCCTCAAGTTTTATTTGATACATATTTCGTATCACTTGGTATATTTATACTATACATTGATACAATTTTCGTGTCAATACTTTTTTGAAACTTTTTTCGTATCATTTTTAAATTTTATGGTATAATATAATTGAGGTGATGATATGATACATTTAAAACTAAAAGAAATAATGGAACAACATAATATAGGTCAAAGAGAATTAAGCCGTCAAACTGGTATACGTCAAGGAACTATTAGTGATTATGTAAATAATACTTTTAAAATGATCAATAAAGAACATTTAGAAATTTTATGCGAATTCTTTGATTGTGAAATTAATGATTTAGTTGAACGAAAGAAAGTTAAAATTCATAGAATTAAACTTGAAGATTAGATTTTATTCTAATCTTACATAATAAAAAGACCTAGAAATAAATCTAAGTCTTAAATTAAACTATATATACTAATCTTAATTATTTAACCAGTTTCTCATAATAATCAACATTACTTTGACAACTTTTTACCTTCTTTTCACATTGTGCTACTTTTTGTGAATCTGCAACATATACATATTGCCATGTACCATCTGACTGTTTTGTTAATGTCTTGTTAGTTAATTGACCTTTAACATTACTTAGTTCTTGTTGTGCTGATGCTAAATCTGATCTCGCTTCATCTAATTGTTTTTGATAATATGCTTTTAAACTATCATCACTTTTTTGCTCACTCTTCTTTAACTCTTTATAATATTCATTCTCAGCTTTACTGGTATTATCAACTGTAACATCAACATTGTTAGTTGTATTAGCATTAATTACTCCAGTATTATTTAATGTCGTATTAGCTGTGGTTTTTGTACTGTTATCCGTATTGCTAGTTACATTAGTATTAGAACTATTATTGCTATTAGCGGTATTTGCTACATTTGTACTTATGTTAGTAGTATTATTTGAATTTATTGTTGTATTTTGAATCCAGACTCCATTATTATCTACTTTAAATCCATCTGGTGTAGTTGTATTTGATAACATATTTCCATTACTCGATAGATAATAGTATTTTCCATTAGAATCTTTTAACCAACCAGTTTGCATAACTCCATTCTTAAAGAAATACCAATTTGAATCATCTTTAAACCAACCATCTGAAACATCTGTATTTGACCATGTGTTATCTAAATTTTGTTTCCATTCTGCACTTGCTCCAACTAATGGTAAAATACTTATTGAACTTGATATCAAGCCTATAACTATTAATTTTCTTATAGATTTTTTCATATTGTCCACTCTCCTTAGTATCATTATATAAATACACCATATTGTTTTCTTAGAATATTATACCACAATTTGTATTTATTCGGTATGCTTATATAATAATACTAATAAAAGAAAATTACAACGTTTGTTTTATAATTTATTTATTAGTATTATGTTTTTATTAAATATTATCATATAACAATGAACAACTTACTGTAGATAAATCAGACGGTTTTAATCCAAAAGTAACACTATTTATTAAATATCTTTTATTATTTATAGAAATATTATCATCTGTATATGTCACTTTTATAACTCTATTAGGTATTAGTCTAAAGTCTTGTAGTATATTCAGCTCTAAAGTTTCAGCATAATTTGTATATTTATCTAACCAATAGTCTGCTTCACTTTTACAAGAATCATCAGTTAATTGCTTTTCATCAGAAATAACTTTTTTTCTTTTACCAATATTATTTATACTAAAAGGGTGATTATCATTTTCTTCAGTTGATTCTCCCTTATACTGTTTACCAACATTATTATTAGATGTATCACTTTCAGTACAACCTAAGACAACTATATCATTTCTCACATTAGTAAAATCTTTTTTTATACTATAACTAATAATATTAGGGCTATTATTATATTCTTGAATAGGATAATCTGTACTATATTTTTTAATTTTTTGATAAACTAATATACCATCTGCATTAAAAAATAATTCATACCCCTTATATAAATCCATTAATGATTTCAATAAATCCGTTACCTTGCCACCTACTTCACAAGTAATTTCAGATAATATTTGATATGTATTAGATTCAAATATAACTTTACTAATATCTAACCCCATTAAATCTGCATTAGTTGCAATTCCTTGAATAGTCTGTGATAAATTAGCACTAGTAGTATCACTTGCTTCTATTGTAACTTTATGATCGAGTTCCCCACTAAAATCTCCATTAAAATTTGACATTAAATCATTTAAATTTATAGATATTTTATTACTTCCATCAATTCCTCTAATAATATTAGGAGTGTTTATAATGCAGATTCCTAAAGTATATGAAGCAGATATAGAACTAACATTATCTTTAATTATTACAATCAATCGTATTAAATGTTTTAAATCTAATTTAAAATAATCTATTACTAAATCAGAAGATAAAATAAATTCAATACTACCTGATATTCTTGCAAAATTACTATTGTCACTATCATCTCCACTAGAACCACTTGCACTGCTTGTTGAATTATTATTAGTTAAAGTTATACTTCCTGTAGTTATTTCTCCTTGTAAAGTATCCACTACATTATAATTTATTGAATCTAATAATTCTATTCTACAAGACAATGTTCTATTTCTAGATAATCCACATATTTGTTGATTATTGGTTTCCATAATAAAATATCTCCTTTCTTATATTGTTTTTATAATTATTTCCATCTTTTTGGTTTTTTATCTATTATCCAAGATCTACTTATATCTCCGTTATACAACATTATTATAACTATATCATTTACAGATAAATTTAATCCATCTCTTGCTTCTATTGTATAATCTTCTTCATCTATAACTACAGTATATAAATTATTTCCTAAAACTGTTTTTATATATCCTTGTCTATGCATACTTTTTATTGCATTTCTATCTACTTCATTTTTTGAATGGATTTGCATTGCATTTATAAGAATATCCGCACCTTTATTTAAATTTAAATCCATTACTCTATTCACCTCACTATTTATAAAAAGAGTTAGGATGATTTTCCTAACTCAAGTTTGTTTTGTTTTGAACTATTATTAATAATTGATTTAATAATGTTTGTGCATCTTTTGTATTTACATCAAGTTGACTAATATTAACATTAGTAGTACTACTAGAAGATGAATTACTCTTATTATTTACCGTTGATGAATTACTTGTACTAGTTGATACTCCAACAGAAGCTGAATAGTTACTAAGCTTACTTAATAAACTTTCACTTATTCCGTTTCCAATTTGACTTGCATATTTTTCAAAAGCATCAGCAGAATATAAGGACAATTTACCAGTTTGATAATCTGTAGTAGATTGTTTATAACTAGCAGTCCCAGATACATTACTTGAAATATCCACACTTGAAGGTATTTGGTCATCTTCTTTATGCATTTTATTCCACATTTCAGCAAATTTTTCATAATCTGCTTCAGTTTGTATCAATGCTTCTAATATATTACTCACAGCACCACTAACAATTGTAGTAATATTATTAAATCTGAAGTCATATACTACTTGTAATAATTCTAAGAATTTGTTAGTAACTAATAAATATGATTCTGAGAACTTCTTTAAACTAGCCAACTCATCATCTTGTGCTTTACTTTGTCTTGTTAATTCAGTTTTACAATGGGTATCTTGCTCAATTTCAAGTTTCTTATCAGTATCTTGTAAATTCTTTAAGGACGTATTTAATCCTTCTGAATCTATATTAGTTATTGTTTTAACTTGTGACTTTCTAGTTGTGATATCTTCATTTGTTATTTCATTATTATTTTTTACAGATAATAAATCTTTATAACTTTGAGTTAAGTCATCAATAGAAGTATTAGCAACTTTTGCACTTGTGTCAATATTCTTTAGATTAGTATTTATCTCGTTTTCGTCTACTTTAGCTTCATCAGTCATTTTACTTTTATTTTTATTTATATAACCCGATACATCACCACTATTAATAGCCTCATCTGCTTCAGTGGTTGTAAAATTGGCTTTCAATGTAGTTAAATCTTCTAATTGCTTTTTAGTTGCAGTCAAAGTTGTAGTTATATGTTCAGCTATCGCATCCCAATTATTATTATATTCTGTTTCTAACTGTTTTAATGTCTCTTTTGATAAAGTATCAATATCAGCATAATGAGTTTCAAGACGTTGTTTATCTCTTTCTTGTGATTCTTTTAAATCATCTGAATATTTATCTAAATATGATTTTTTCTTATCGTATGCAGTATCTTCAGATGTTTTTTCTGCTTCAATAACACTTTTTTGGTCTTCTATTTCTTTTTTAGCATCATCTAAAGCATTTTTTCTATTTGTTTCATCTAAAGTAGCTTGAGCGGTATCAACTTCCTTTTGTTTGGAAGATACAGCTTCTTTATCAGAAACATACATGAAGTTCCAAGAGCCGTCTGCTTGCTTTTGATATACTTGATTAGTTTTTTGACTTTCTAAATTTGTTAATTCTTGTTGTTTTTCTAAAAGGTCAGTCTTCTCTTTTTCTAATTCAGTAGCTCTTTCTGTTGCAGTATTTTGTTCGTCTAAGGCTGTTGATTGCGCCTCTAAAGCTTTGGTTTCAGAATCTAAAGCATCTAACTTTTCTTGATGTAAAGTTTCTTGTTTAGTTTTAATAGCATCTAATCTATCAGTTTGTGCTTTTTGTTGTGCATCAAGTGTCTCAGTATCAATTTCCTTTTGTTTTTCTAAAGTTGCTTTAATTTCTTCTTGTGTAGTCTTTTCTAATTCTTTTTGAAGTTTACTCGCTTCAAGAGTTTGAGTACGTAATTCTTTAGAAGCTTTTAATGTAGCTGATTCTAGTTCTTTCTGTGCTTCTGCTGTAGTAACCGTTGTATCTTTTAATTTTTGTAATTGGTCACTTGCATTAGTTACTTCATCCTTTTGTTTAGCTATTTTTTGAGTAGCTAAATCTACACGTTGAGTAAAATTGGAATCATCTGCATCTCCAAGTAATTGAAGTGATGTATCTATTGCATTAATATCATCATCTATTTTATCTTTTGCTTGATTATATGCATCAGTAATATCAGTAAGCATTTGTTTTTCTGATTTAACTAATTCAGCTTCTGCTTCTTTTGCTAAAGTTTCTGCTGATTTACCTTTTTTGCCAGAATCTTCTCCAGTTCCACTAAAATCAGAAGCCCCACCTAAATCCCCGCCTGAGAAACCTTTCATGCTTGTACCAAATCCATCAAACTTAGTATCAACTTCTTTAACCGCACCGTTCAATTGATCAATTTTTGTTTTATATTTAGAAATAACATCATCATTCGATTTTTGTAAAAATTTATCAGCATCAGACTGTGGTAAATCAGTGTCTCCTTGCCATTCTAATCTTTGATTAGTATTGTCAAATACTGATTTCATCGCTTCTGTACCA